GCGCATCGGCAATCCGTTGAATATCAGCAATGGCACGCGGACATGATGGCGCAGGCGGAAAACGACGCCGAGGTCCGTGCCCGCATGGCGGCGCTTGACGCACAGGTTCAGCAGGACGTGCAGGCCAACGTCACGGTGGATGAAAACGCGTTGCCCAATGATGTCGATCCATCCTTGGTCGTCGCACCCGATACCGTGCTGATGGCAACATCCACGGATGATCCCGGCCCAGCCTCCGGCGGCGACAATTCCTCGTGGGATAATTGATCATGTCAACCTGGGCATACTTCAAAGGTCTCATCGATAAAGAATGGGATGACCTGACAACTCCCGTGCAGAAACTGCCACGGACGATCACGCCATTGTCCGGACTGTCCCAACGCGCCGCGCTCGCGGTCAATCCGGTGCCGTTGATTCTCGCCACTGGTGCCGGTTCATTGATCAAGAGTTTTCCTGGTCAGCACAGTGTCATCGCCATCGGTAAGATCAGTCACACGGGCATGGATTTCTATCGTGTGTATCTGTCAAATGCTCCGGACAGCTATCTGCATCTCGCGGTCGCGCAGGACAATCCAACCGCGATATTGGAAAGTCGCATCTACCAACCTTACTCGGAACTCATCCTTCCGTACCAGACCGTCGAACAGGCCAACAGACACCGCGCACCAGATGACGACCAATCCTACCTGAGCGCGGAATTCTGGCTCAAGGATGATGACGACCCGGCTATTGGCGGCTTGATCGGTTGTCCCGTCATGCCGGGAAAAGTCGAGGATGGCAGCATCGGATATCCGCGAACCTGGGTCGCCGAAGCCAACAACATGCGTATCCCTCCCGTTTTCGTCACGGAATACATCCTTGACCGTAAAGGCGGGACTCCCGTGCATCAACATCAAATGATGCATTATGGACGCGCTCTGAATGCCGAGATCGATGAATATCTGCTGGTCGCGGCGGTCAGCGAGAAAGGTGGCGCGAGCCAATCGCTCAATATGTGGCTCGGAATGGAAGTCAAACTTGATGACCTGACGATCTACCCAAGCGCCACATAAGCTTCCAACAACAAAAAGGTACAAAATGAGTGTTCTCGCGTTTATCGGAAAGATGGGCGTCGCCGAAGCTGGTGGCGTCGCCTCACATTTTGCCAATATGCTGGTTAAATTTGACCCAGAAACCGCCAGTAAGGTTGACATCGACAACATGAAAGTGGAGTTCGCCAAATTCGGCGATCTCGTATCCAAGGAAGAGCCCGAGGAAGAACGCACGCATCAGATAGCGACTGGTCTTGAAGCCAACCTCGCTCGCACGATCCAGGCGGCGGGCATGCTGAGTGGTCAAATCGATAAGGCTACGGCGGATGGCAACACGAATTTGGCGACCAGCCTTTCGACCCAGCTTATCACGCTGACCGGACAAATCGAAGAACTTGGCGGCGATCCGGCTGACGGCACGGTGTCTGGTCGTTTGTTCGAGGCTCGCCAGGATCATGCCCTCGCGGAAAAGGATTTGCATAACTTGCAAATCCTTCACAAGGGAGCCGCAGCCGCGTTACTCGCAGCCGAGCAACGTTTGCAACACGCCAAATCCGACATGGACCGAGCCAGCCGCGAAGAAGCGTCCGCCAAGTTGAGGGAAGCGCGGGCCGAACAAATGGCCGGTCTGAAGACGAGCATGGATGGTGGTCACAATGTCGCACTTGAGGCCATGGAAGCTCAGGCGGCGGTTTCCAAACAAAAAGCTCGCGCCTTCATTCTGAACGCTGACGCGCTAAGCCAGGCGACATCAACGACCGCGAGCGCGGATGACATCGTGGCCCGTACATTGGCTGGGTCTGGTGGCGGGGCTCCCGTTGAAACCGCGCAGGAGAAATTGAACCGCCTGCTGGGCAAGAAAGCCGCCTGATGACACGTCGAGGGCAGGGTGGTATCCTGCCCTCAATCGGGTGGAGAACATCATGTACTCAGTTGGTCAGAAGGTAGTTCATCCTGACAATGAGGAGGATGCCGCGATCTTCGCTGGGTTTGGTGAAGACGGTCAGGAAACGTGGTGTGATATTGGCGTTTCGCCATGGGGTCAGGAAGTTCTCCTATCACCGGAGACAAAAAAACTAATCGGCTTTGGTAGTCGTGGATTGATGTGGGAGATGTCGCATGAGGATTTCGCTGCCAGCGTGGTGAATGAAGCGCCGAGCGACGTTCATTAAGTTATTTTTGCGGTGGAACTTCGTGACGTTCTTTGATACCTAAATATGATGATTCGCCTTCACGAATTAACCGAATCACAAGAGACCTTCCGGGTCTTTCATGGCTCGCCTTACGATGACATCGCGAACTTTCGTTTGCATGAACTGCACAATCGCACCGGAACCCCCGGCACCCTGTCATTCACGAGCAAGATCGACATCGCCAAGATTTATGGTCCGCACGTCTACGAGGCCGAAGTACATGGTACGTTCGGCAACTATCAGGTGCCCGAAGATGTCGAGAAGGTGTTTGACTGGCGCTGGGCAAGGCATAAGGAATGGCTGATCCCGCGTTTCAAACCAGAGACACTGGAAGCATCACTCGCGGTCGCCAGCAAGAGGCTGCATGATAAGATCGCGAAGGGTGAATATGCGATGTGGGAGAATGTCGGCCTGTGGAAAGACATGGGATGGGACGGAGCCTGGTGCTTCGAATCCGAGGGCAGCAACCTGATCATCGGCAATATCAACTGTGTGCGGATGATCGGCCTCGTCGCTTGACACTCGTCAAGATGTCGGCATAGTTTGGAATGGTGGTGCAGTTCGTCTTGTTCTGCATCGTCTAGGTCTCCCACCTAGTCCCCGCGACTTCGCGCCTGGTCGCGGGGAAAGGTCGCTCTTTCGCAGCGTGTATCGCCTCATCATCTGCCGATTCCGAGATCGGCCTTGGCTATCCTTGGATGGCTTCCAAAAATTGACGAGGTTGATGCATCGGCCACCGTTAGTAAGGCTATCCTTTCGGTATGGCCACGAAAACATTAAAGTCTTTTCGTACTTGTAACCTTGGCCATCATGGCTACGAAAATAATGTTGGTCAATTTGAGACCGTCTCTGCGACCGGCCATACATTTGGCTACGCACCGAACTTTAAAGCGCCTCTCATAAAATTCTTTGACTGATCGTGAGATCGGAGTAGACTCTGATCATCAAGAGGACGAAAGCCTCTTGATAAAGGAGGTAGCGATGAATTTCGCCCGCGATGGTCCTAAGAAAATTGAAATCTGGTGGAAGAAACGGGCGCTGGCACCGCCTGATCGCATCTCCTAACAGAGAAGGGGACACATGAACCTTCCCCGCGACAGCCCGTAAGGCGTAGCGGACCCAAATGACAATTTGTGCCGACATAAACGGCGATAGCCGTATCTCAATCGGCTCCAAAGCCGATAACGATGGGCGGAACCCTATCTTGGGGCTCCGCCCATTTTGTTGAAAAACCCGTTGACAGCCGAAATCGCCACATGATATAAATAGCAGATGATCAAAATTGCACACAGCATCCGTGATGAACGCGAGGATATTCTCTCGCGGTGATCGTGTGTACGGTCGCCGCCAGTTGGCGCGACCCTGATCCTCTCCAAAAGAGAATGCAAGGAACCGCCAGTTTGGCGGTTTTTATGTTTTGGAGAAGGACAATGGTTGGAAGAATTGAGTCATATATTCACTCGGACAGCGTCACTCAGAATAAGGGTGCCGCCGTGGTCAAGGTCGAATGCGCCACGGATTTCGCGGCTCGCACGGATGGTTTCAAAACCTTCGCTTCGAAGGTGGCGAAGCTCGCCTATGGCGCGAACGCGGAGACCTGGCCGGATGTGATCGCGGTGTTCCCTGATATTGAGACGGAACGAGAATCGTTGGCGCAGAGTTTGCGCGAGACGGTCTCGGTGACGGGGATTGTCGTTCTCAACCTCTAAACTGGTTTGGGTGTGTAGCTTAGTGGCGAAAGCACTGGCCTGTCACGTCAGAGATCGCGGGTTCGAGCCCCGTCACACCCGCCATCGACTCCTTCGTCTAGTCAGGTTCAGGATTTTTCCCTCTCACGGAAAGGACATCGGTTCAAATCCGATAGGAGTCACCATCCATATTCTATGTCCCGTTAGTTTACGCTAGTAAGAATCTTGGTCTTTCACACCAAAGAAGGGGGAGCATCACCCCCACGGGACTCCACCTTCTTTTTTGCTAGTCGACCCAAAATCGCTTTCTATTAAGAAAAAACTGAAATGAAAATCTCAGGTCAGCGACGCACGGACTGAAATTGCTCCATCCATGCACCGGGTGCCGCCACGAAACCGGCTGGTGACTGACAATGCGAGCAGACGATCTCGATATCCCCGTCATAGTGGTTGATCACCATTTGCCCTGATGGGAAAATCCCCACGACGTGACCGCAGCGATCACAAACATCCTCGATCTGATCTGGGTGAACCCGCAGCATTTCATCGAGCCGCATGACGAGCAGTATGGGTGGGTGGTCATCCGGAGGATCGGTGGAAATGACACGCAGAAGCCGCCGAAGCGGCTCCTGAATGGTGTACAATAGTCCCGCTATCACAAGCGTGGCAACGATCATCGAGCGCCTCATCGACGATAATCAGGGTCTCCGTAATCGTCGCTCTGGTGAAACTCCCTCATACCTTCCTCGTAGGCTTGGGTGTTGTCAACGCCAGCGTTTTCCAGGCACTGAAGCTTGTACGCGTCTCGCCTGAGAAGCCAGAGTTCGCCTTGTGTGATCTTGGCATCCTGACCTTCAATCTCCTGTGCGGGCTTCTTCATCTCGCGCCACCCCCCGATGCGCCTGGCGATGTATGGAACATGCCAGCGATGGCATCGATCAATCCCGATGGCCAGATGGACAGGCTGAGTGTGGTCGGCAGATGATGGTCCCATCCTTCCATCGAATCGATGATGGCTTTCTGCTGGAGAGCGGCGAGCACCGGCTGAACCTTCACACCGGTATAGCGATCATTCACCGCGCGTTGCACATCTGGATCGAATGTCCAGGTTCCGGCCCAACCGATATTGTCGACCGTGATGCCGCGATCTCCGAGGGACTTGGTCGCCGCTATTTTCACGCTGTCCATGATCGCGTTGTAGTTTTTGTTGGCAGTGTCGAAATCGACCGCGCCAATTTCATGACATACGATGGCCTGCACGAAGCCGCGACCAATGCCATCCATCACCTGGGTCAGACTCCGACCATAATAGACACTGGTGAAGATGACATTCGGGTCCGAGCGATCACCAGGCGGATTGTTCACTCCGAAGAAGTGTAGAAATTTCGGAGAATTTTCTTCTGTCACGGAGGCGGCGATGGTGACTTCCGCCGTGATGTTCAGCCCATCATTCGTTTGGCATGGGAAACTTTCATCTTTCGCGGTCGTGCCGCGCTCGGCTGCCTTGGTCCATTCCCGAACATAGATCGCTCGATCAACGATGATCATGCGACCGGTCGGGACATACGAATCGAACGAGGCCCAGCCACCGGAATTACCCAGCTTCTGATGAGGGATGACGAAGCGTTTGACGGCGATCTTGTTGGCGGTGAAATACGCCTCCGAGTCGAGACTGGTCTGAGTATCCTTGTTCGCGGCAGTATCCGGAATCCAGAACGCCGATTCGTTTGGCATGATGGTGATGGCCTCGGTCTTCTCGGTGGTGCTGAAATACGCCAGGGCCGGATGCGCGAAAAACAGCGGAACCAGAACGAAACCCATCACCAGATTGATGACCGCTTTTCGGATGTAGAAGAACCAGATCACGATCAACAGAACGATGGTGACCAACGTGATCAGACCCCCAATACCCATGAAGAATTTCATGCTCATCGCGGATTCGATGGCGGCGGCATCACTGTTCTGAAACTGCTGACCAGCGGCACCAGCGAGCTTGATGGTCGTCAGGGCGTTCGTATAGACCGTTAGAAAGCCGGAGATTGTGAATAAAACGATAGTTAAGAAAAGGCGAAAGACGATGTCCATGTATAGTTCCTATGACTTGTGTTAAGTCATAGGAACATTGGACGCCAGAACGCATTGTCAATGACTTGAAATTTAAAATTTAGTTCGATAACATCATGAACTAGCAAACAGATGAGAGGGACGATGGCCTTCACGTGGTGTCTTCCATGAAGGGCTCGCAGATACGCCACGCCATCATCAGATCGACCCTGGCCCAGTCAAGGTGAGCCGCGACGTGATCCAGTCGCGCCGACAGTTGGTTTCTGCCACTGTCATGGTCCGCTCTGGATTGCCGCTCGAATTCCTCGGTCAGTAACTGGATGAAATCCGCTTGCGTATCGTACCGCATGTTGCCGATGGCCATAGCGAGTTCGTGCAGGCTGCCGTTCCAGCCTTCGACGGTTCCTGGATGATGTGCCATTTTTTGTCCTTTCAAACGAGCACCGGTTATAATAGGGTGTACCGGAGATGGAAGCCGGATCGGAGATTAAAGATGGAGCATCGGCTCGCGTTCGCGTCATTTCGAATCGGTGGAAGTTCGTTGAACGAATCCGAGTGGACCGAGTATTTTGGTGTCCAGCCCACCGAATTCCACAGCGGGCCAAGGGGTGATTGCTGGTGGATCGAATCCAGCACGATCAGTGATGATCTTGAGCCGCATGTTCTCGAACTGATCGACATTCTGAAACTGCCGCGTCTCGATCTTCCGGCCAAGGCCAAGGCGGCGGGCGTGACGTTGATGGATTTCTTCTGTTTCTGGGAAGTGACGCGCGAAAAACCACAACGCTCAAAAGAACTCAGCAATCAGACGGCGGCGATCCTGCGCGCCAGTGTCATCGCATTCGGTGTCGACATCTACAAGGATTGAAACTCAAACTCCAGTTGAATCCCAAACCCTCGACGCAATAAGTACCGCTGCCGTTTGAGCCGCTTGCGTTCCGCCTTACTGCGAAGGATGCCGAGGAGGATGGCGGCTTCCCGCTTATCGATGCCGCGTCGTTGACCTTCGATGATGGTCATCATCAGCAGACCGGCGCAATGGCCGAGGGTACTGCGAAAGGAATTGCAGTCGGAGCAACACGGCCTCTTGTTGAAGCGATCCATGTCCAGGCTGCGCGGAATGGTGCCAACGCATCGCGGCAGGATGTGATCCATGCTCTTGGTGGTAGGGCTCTGGACACCTGACTTGTTGCTCTTCTGCATGTAAGTGTTGCAGTAGTAGCAATATCGACCCTTCGCCCCGGAAATCGGCACCCGATCCAGATACTGGCTTCTGGGCGGGGTTATGGGGCATGGCTTGCTCGCGGTCTGGAATGTTGAGACCACGAGGACCGCCGACGCTCGAAGCTGCACGAGCGTCGCGAACTTGACGAACATAATGTCACCTTTAATGGCGGGTACTGGGAGTTTGGCGCTCGCACCGGGGATCGAACCCAGGAAGCCTGATCTAGAATCAGGCGTTTTGCCACTAAACTACGCGAGCATTGCAATGGCTGTCAGTAGATGCCGTGTAGTGGTGCCCTTTAGGTTCCTCCCGCAGTATGTATCAGTCATGATATTACCATTTTTAGGGTTCAGTTTCCAACAGTATCATCAGTGCATCTCCATGGCACAAAAAGGGCCTGCAAAAACACCATAGATCATGGCCTACCAACTCGTGCAGATGGCTCAACAATTCCGTGTTGGCACAAATCCAGTGGCAATATTTCTCGATGACCTCGGCCCGGTCGCCATCCTTGCCGATGATGAACGGATTGCCCCATTTAGAACCTCTCCCGATGTAGATCGCGTCGGCGGGGATGATGTCACGGTGTTTGTTCAGAATCCTCATGCAATACTTTTCGTTTCAAATTGCGAATTTTACGTCTGACTCTACGAAGCGATTTTCTTGTTTCGTCAGTTTGTTGTACCGTCTTCAAGATTTCCACACAATATTCAAGTATCGCGATTCGTTCCGGCGTCATTGATGTCATTTAACCTCAGAGGTTCATCATAATGCAGGATCGGATTGATGGTCACGCCGTCAGGACAATCGCCTTCTTCGGTGGCGCGGAAATTCACATAGGAACCGCCACAACTCATGCAATGCTCGTAGGTCGTGATGGATGCCTTACGTGGTTCGCCATATTCATACTTGCCATCGACCCAAATGAGCGGCGCGTAGTTGTTCTGCTGCTCGCGGGTCAACCCGTCAAAGTACTTGTTGAAGCTCGCCACCGCTTCCTCGGATTCCAGCCGGGTCCGACCCATATGGACCCAGCCACATTTTCTACAGGTAACGAAATTATTCATCGTCGATGACCGGAAGATTCCACGCGGCTGTGCGAAAGCGATCCTTCGCCGCCATCATCATCTGACAGAACGCGATGACCGCCAAAGTCTTGTAATTCGACAGCGGCTCGCGCGCCAGTTCGACCACGGTTGGCCAGTTAACCGACCATGAGCCATCATAGTTCACACGCGCGGCGGTGACGCCCATCGACGACAACGCGAAATTACCGCGCACGGAACCCACCTCTGGTTCATTAGCTTCCACGTCAAGCGTCTGTGACTTGTGCGGCCACGTGTCCTTGCTGTCTTCCGAAGCCTGCCATGGGGTCAGGAAGAAATTGTCCTTCGCCGCCATCAGAGCCACGGCGAAGGCCACCACCGCCGCGTTGCGCGGGGTCAAAGGCTCGAACCGATAATTGAGCGTCTTCGTCCAATCCACCGACCATTTGCCGTCATGATTGACCCGAGCGAATTCGTCGCCATCATAGGCGATGATAAAAGGGTATCCCATCTGTGTTCCTTTTGAACTTAAGTGTGCGTAATCAGATGGACCAATATATCAACGCGCTCCACACGAACACAAGTCAAAAATTTTGATTTTAGTTCGGGAGAGATACGATCTCTCCGAACTGTTCATGCCGCCTGGCGTTTATCTCCCCGCCATTGTTCCCATGAGTCACGGGCGATCTGCTTGGCGACGAGACGTTCCTCCATGATCGCGGTCGCGTCGGATTTCAGAGTAATCAGGGAATTCTGCATCTCACCGGCCAGACCGTGAGCGCGCATGGTCGCGCGTATCTCTTGCTTGAGCATCCGCAGTTTCTTTGAAAGTTCTTTGTATTCGATTCGCTTCTCGTCGCGCCAGGCGATGTAGCGGGCGAGACAGTCGAAGTTCATGCTGTTGGACATTGGTTTTCTCCTTGAAAACAAAAAAAGCCGCCCCAGGAACCTCCTGGGGCGGCGTGTGATAGGCACAAAAAATCCCACGGGCGCAGCGACTGCGTCCGCAGGTTTGGATAGGCTCGGAGTGTGACGGTGTATCTAGGTCATGATGCTATGATGGCTCAGTGGGCTGAGAATGTCAACCATAATTTAGAGTTGAAGCGTCTTTTCGTAATACGCGCGGGTCTTATACAGCTTCTTCAGGGCGTTCTCGGCCCGCTTGAGTTTGCTCTCCCAGGCTTTGATCCGAAGCAGCACCCGTTGATGGCGAACCTCCCTGGGATCGGACTTCGGCTTCTCGCGCCGTAGCGAGCCATCGAGCCATTTGATCGCCATCTCGGCCAGTTTTCGTTCCAACTCCATGTGGCGGGGATGATGCGGCGCAAGGTTGGGATACATCCGATAATGCACGAGGTGGGAGATGTCATGCACCAGGTCATGCCAGCCACGAGATGCGTTCACGAGGAACTCGCCCTTGCGATTGACCGTGGTGTAGCGCCGCCCCGAGGTGACCTTGAACGGTCCCTTGAAGGCTTTGCCTCTCCCAGCACGATAGAGGCGTTTCGCGGCGCTGACCGCTTCCTGTGCCGTCAGGGGAGGCAACGTGTCCGGCCAGACCGCGTTGACCCCTTTGTACCGACGCGGCTGGGCGGTGGACGCCTCGCGGCTTTCCATTTCCATGTCATTCGTCCTTTTCCATGTCAAAGAGCAGTAGTGATCGACACAGATATAGTACAATATTTTGTAATATTTGCAAGAACTATGTGATTTAAACTATAGTATAAGACGCAGATTTTTTTACTTGAGACATGTTCTTCTGGTTACTGATGTACATAAGATTACTATTTGGAGATTGAGTTCTGTAAGTCGAGTGTCGAGATGAGGCAAGACCAGAGAAGAACATCTGGTCTGGTATGGTCATCTCTTAAGTAGTTCGAGGAAGCGTTATAAGTGCTTCCGAAGTTTCCGTTTCACGATGCGACGGAAGATGGCGATCAACTGGCATTTGTGGGGATCGAACGATGGGTAGCCAAAATAATATCGCTCGATGAAGTGTTCAGCGTCTGTCTGGATCATGCCGGTACGCGCCTGATCGACCGCCTCGATCATGTCCTCCATCTTCACCAGCAGTCCTCGGTTGGCGATCAGGTTGTCGGCGACGTGAGAGGCCAGCCATACCACGAAGGCGCTTCTGGGAAGTTGGTGCGCCCAGTCATTCCATTGCGACCTCGTGTCGGCGGCGAACCTCCAACAGACCGTCCTGAGGAAGCGTTTCCACAAAGACGGGCGATCCATATGACACTGCATACAAACATCCATAACACGAGGATCGTGAATGGCGTTATTTATATCTTTGGCCAATTGCTTGACAAAATCCAGTTCTGGGGTAGGATGAACTTCGATTTCAGGGAGATGGCTTCATGATTGGCTTCGTCATCATCGTTGGCGTCCTGTTGGTGGGTTCGCATGCCATCGCGAGACTTCCCGACTATATCATGACCTTTTGCAGACGCTTTCTGATCATTCTTCCCTTCGCGTGGATGGGCATGCTCTGTAAGATTTTCCAGCCATACTTCGCAGACCCTGAAAGCCCAATGCCTCTCGTGCTCGCCGTCGCCGTCGCCTTGGCCATGGTGTTCATTGTCAAAAAGTGCTGGGACAAGTATTTCGCGGCGGCATTCGCGATTCAGCGCGCCAAATTCGATGAGGAAGTTGACGAGACTGATCACACGCGAGGCGCTAAATGGTTCGCCCGAATGGTCGTCATTTGCTTCTTTGTCTATTACATTGGCGAAGGCACGGGGTATCTGTCGGAGAAACTCAATGGCCTCACCTCTGTGTCGGAGCAACTCCCGCTCATGGTCGCGATGACCATTATGGTGCTCAGCACTTGGTTCATCTGGTTCATGTTCGCGCCTTCCTTCAGGAAACTGTTCGGTTAGAACATCGCGATTCCGCTTTTCTCGCTGACATCCTTGTGTTCCTTGATCAGCTTCATGATTTCGTCACGTTCCTCCGGACATAGGGTCCAGGCTTCCTCCCGACTGAGGGAGCCCCGCATGTGCCACATGATCTGAGTCATCATCCAACTGATGTCGATCTGATCCTGTTTCATCTGACGGAGCATTTCAACTAGCTCATCATTGTCGGTCAAAGTGATGAGCTTGAATCGAAAAAAGTTGTTGGGTCGAATTCGATCAGTGACTTCCATTCATGCCCACACGACGCGCATGTGATGTCAAAGCCCTTCTCGATGCCTTTTTTGTTGATCTCATCGAGTTTGGCCTGTATCCGATCCGTCCATTCCTTGCTGACGTTCTGGACGAATTGCAGGATCATTTCCTTATCCGATACCTCATCGTTCGGAACGACCACCTTGATGACGCAATCCGCCATGATGCTCGTGGTCAGGTCGGCGAGCCGCTGCATGCTGCTGTTCATCTGGGTTGATCGGTCTTCCTGCGATGCCATTTCCACCGCCTGAAGGGCGCGGGTCTCCTCGAACGACATGATGCCCAACGCCACGGCATTGGCCATGTTATATGGCTTCACGTAAAGGATGATCTCGTCCGTCAGACGCACCGGATTCTCTGGATCAACGAAAGTCATGGTGGATATCAGATATGACAGATTTCGCTTGACCTCATTGGTCTCCTTGCAGCTTGGGCACTCCACCGACAAATCGATGATCTCGCCATAGGTGGCGGCTCGGATGGCCAGCATGAGAGCATCGATGTCAGGGCTGCTGATTAGCCTTGGGAACTCGATGGCTGGCACGCAGCTTTCCAGGAGCTTTTCCATCGCGTAACCGTTCATGAGAGCGTCCGCGCTCTTCAGCAGAAGCTCGTCGGCACTGCGCATCGGAAACACCGGCACCTCCCCCTTCATGGTGAAGTCAACGCTGTCTTTTGGCATGAACGCGCCATTCGTCGGCAACTTGATGTGAACACCGGGTTTTCTGAAATACTGCGAGAGCGGATTTTTGATGGGATTTGTCATTATAACGACCTTTGAATAATACCCATATTTATCTCTCGATAATATCCGCAGTTTATACAACCAATAAATATTGGGATAATCACATGGATATATTATGGCTGATTTTCCAACTAAACGCGAGTTCATAGAGTGGACGGCAGAAGGTGTCAGATTAGGTAACGGCCACAAAAAAGGTTTCAGTGGTCAAACCAAGTCCTCGTCGGCATCCTTTAACGACTCGGCGCGGACCACCGGCCAGAAACTTGGCACCGCCGCGTTAAACCTACATACCAGGGCGATTGAGAGCGCGACCGGCGGTCTCAAGCTCATGCACGGGGGCATGGATGATTTCGTCTATAGCCTGCGCGGGCTCGCGAGATTGATACCCGCCATCGTTGGTGGTGGCATTATCGACGGGCTGATCAAGGGTGCCGAAAGTCTCACCAAGTCATACTCCAGGATGGCCAACGCCGGTCAGATGTTTGGCGGCTCCATGTTCACCATGGCGGCGCAAGCCGGTGCATCAGGTCTGTCGCTCGACGAATTCACCAAGATGATCGAGAAGCACAGCGAGACCGAAAAATACCTCGACCGACAAACCGGTACCTCGGCCAATTCCCTGGGTGCCCTCCAGTTGGCGGTGAGAAACAATCTGAAGCCGTTGGGCTTCCTCGGTATGACCGTTGATCAGTTGTCGGACGCCACGGCAGATTATACCGATAACCTGAAACAAACCGGACTCATGGGGCAGATGACCGACAAGGAGCAGGGCGACGCGGTCAGCGAGATGATCAAGAATGTCGCCGTGTTGTCGGATGTCACCGGAAAAACTCGTGACGAAATCATGAAAAACATGAACGCCGCCTTTGCCGACGTGACGGAACAGTTTTTCATCAAGACCAGTGGTCAAATCGGGCCTGCGCAAAAGAAGTCGCTCGATGCGTTGACCCTGTATTTTTCCGCGTTGCCTGGCTCGACGGGGTCGGTATTGTCGAAATTTTTCGCCGCGACCGTTGGTTCCTCACGCGGAGCTTTCATGACGGAATTTGGTAAAGCGGCCCTGGCAACCGGATTAGGCGATGTTGTCGGCATGGCCGACGACCTTAAACGTAAAATGCTGTCTGGTAATGTCGACATGGCAGAAGATGGAGAAAAGGCTCGTCTCCAAATCATGAGGTCGATTGAGCGGCAAAAGACTTGGCTAGAAGCGGTAGCTCCAACCAATGCTGATGCGAGAGCGATGATGCAAGTATACCTTGATCTGGCGTCCATGGGCAAAGGCGACATGGCGAAATATATTATACAACAGAAACGCCTCCAGGCGGAGGAAGAGGTAACCAAAGGATTAACAACGAATCTGCTGACACTCGAACATCGTTTCAAAATGATCACTGGAACTTTTCTCGACGGATTTTACAGTGCTCTCGCCAGTATTACCGATGCCTTCTTCCCTAAGGATGAAACCAAGGAAGGGATGGAAGAATTCACCAAGATGATGAAGGCGCTGGGGACCGCCGTTGGAACCCTGCTCGGTAATTTCATGAATTTGATCGGCATTGCCTTCGGTGCAGGATCGTTTCAAGAAGGCGTGAAGAACTTGACCGCATGGATCACCAGCCTCTCCCAAGGAAAAGCACTGCCCGAGTTCATAGTGAACTTAAAAACCATATTTCACAAAATAGGGTGTACCATCTATGATGCGTTCAATGTGCTCACAAGTCAAGCGTTTCTGAATGCTGTGTCGGCATTGGCGACGGTGATCATCGGGGTAGGCAACGCCTTAGGATTCTTGCTCGGAAAAATAGACGACCTTCTCACATTTTTATCCAGACACATTCCTGGTGTGTCAACAGAGACGGGAGAAAAAATGAAAGATTACGCGGAAGATGCGGGAATACTGGGTTTACTGTTTCCTAAAACAACTTGGCGTACCCTGAAAGCCACTGGGCGGGCAGCGAGCAAGATGTTCAGGACTGCGCCTGTGGCCCAGACGGCTGCGACTGCGCTGGAAACCGCTCAAATGGAAATGCCGTTGATGACGAGAGTTCTGGGCGGCGCTGCCAGAGGTGGCGGCGTGGGCGCGGAAGGAGGGGGGCCATATGGAGCGATTGCTGGCGTGTTGATCGGTGCCGCAGCCGCTTATTTTGGAGATAAAGTCCTAGACAAACTCTCCAGCGGTCTTCCTGGCGGTGCGCCCAGCGGCAGTCCAAGTATATGGGAAATGTTGAACCCTTTCTCCAGTCCATTTCATTATCTCGATGACAAGAATGCTGATGACAAATCCAAAGAGAAGAAATCCGATGGGACGCCAAAATTGAATGATGATGGTACACCGGTCTCGGTTGATCCGAACACTGTGTTATTGCAAAAACTTACCGACGCGATGAAGGCTTTAACCGACCAGCAAGCCGCCGCCGCTGCTTTCGCTGGAGCACAAGCGAAGCAAGGCAACGACCTAGTCGAGAAACAAACCAAGGTGTTGTCCCGATCCTACGGCGCGTGCGGCTAAGCACTCGTTATAATAGGAGATTTCAGAGAGTACGCTAAATAAAGTCAGACTTTAATTACGGAACACTACAGTGAGTTGGAAAAGACACTTCCGCGTTATTAAAACAGCGCAACCCAATATGCAAGCCACCACCGACAGATTCAGTGGTGCAGGCACCAGCGCGAATTTCGCCAGCTACCTGCCACTGGTCTACGCGGGCCATCCCAACAGAATCCAAAGGTACTACCAGTTCGATGACATGGACAGAGATTCGGACATCAACGCCGCGCTCGATACCATCGCGGATTTCAGTACACTCTCAGAAGAACATGCCGATGAACCCTTCGAGTTCAAATACTCCGGAGAACCCAACGAATCCGAGGTGAAAATCCTCAAGCAGATGATGACGAAATGGGTCAAATTGAACCAGTTCCGCTCACGGCTGTGGTACATGTTCCGCGACGTGCTGAAAAATGGCGACGCCTTCTTCCTGCGTGATCCCGAAACCAACGAATGGCTGTGGCTCGATCACTTCATGGTCGAGATGGTCAAGGTCGATGATACCAAGGGCAAGAAACCCGATGAGTATCTCATCCGAGGTCTCGATTACAACAAGCAAACCCAGTTCGGCTCGAAACAGGCCGACCCCAATCAGTACCGCACCCCCTACGGCACATCCAACATCGGCGCGTCCCGCGTCTCATCGGTGTCAGCCTCGTCAGGACCCGCCGCCTTCTCATTGGCCGGTGCCGCGTCCGATCCCAGACAACGCCACATGCTCGGGCCGTTCTCGCAGGAAGTCTCGGTGGTGGACGCCGAACATGTAGTGCATTTGAGCCTTTCCATAGGAAACGATGTCAACTGGCCGTTCGGAACTTCCATTTTAGAACCAATCTTCAAAGTCTTCAAACAGAAGGAGCTTCTGGAAGACTCGATCATCATTTATCGCGTACAACGCGCTCCAGAACGACGGATTTTCTATATTGATGTCGGAACGATGCCACCGGAACGAGCCAAACGACACATTGAGATGATTAAAAATGACATCCATCAGAGACGAATTCCGAACCGAACCGGCACCGGAGGCAACATCCTAGATGCGGCTTATAATCCTCTGTGTATCTCTCTATCGACCATCATTCCCTTAACTGATGGACGCAATTTGTCGCTGAGTGATCTCATCACCGAATACAACGATGGCAAGGAAAACTGGGTCTATAGTTGCGATCCTAAAACGGGAGAAATCACCAAAGGTCCGATCACATGGGCGGGCGTGACCCGTCAGGAAGCAGAAGTCGTCTGCGTGATGTTGGATAATGGTGGCGCGGTGATGGTCACGCCTGACCATAAATTTCCAACGCTCGGCGGAAAATTGGTGCAGGCTCGTGATCTCCTGCCAGAACATGAACTTATCGCGAGAGAACGCTTCGCTCGAACCGACAAAAATGGCGTGCTTCGTAAGACCGGACATGGTCCCGAGCACATGATCGTTCATGCTTTGAGCGTGATTGAAATGCAAGACAAAATAGACGTTGGCACGATCACCGTTGATAAAGAAGAAATCCATAATGCGTTCCATAATTTCGCCATTTCAGAGAATATTTTTCTCCAAAACAGCATAAATGACGATTATTTTTTCGCTCAGTCATGTCTCCGGCTCAATACTGCTATGCATTTATTGGATGGCAGAACTCTTACATTAAGTGAAATTATCGATGAACATGAACAGGGTAAGCAGAACTATGTCTATTCGCAAAGTCGAGAGACCCATGACCTCGAAGCCGGTCGCATAACATGGGCTGGCATCACTCGTCGCGATGCTGAGATGGTTCGTGTGACGTTGGACAATGATGAATATGTTGATGTCACACCGGATCATCGGTTCATTCTAAGGGATGGAACGGAGAAAGAAGCCGGTAATTTGAAGCCGATGGACTCTTTAATGCCGCTTTATCTCAAAGAAGGCAGGACAGGCCCGAAACAGAAAAATGCTGGGTATATGCGTTACGTCAGCAACGCAAAAGGGACAAAAACTAAGTTCGTTCATTCAACGATGTGTCCTAAACCTGTGGGACGAGATTGGGTTGTTCATCACAAAGATTTCGACAGTGAAAACAACAATCCAGATAATCTTGAGATTATGACGTGGGATGATCACGAAAATCTGCATAAAGAGGTCGGAACTTATTCGCTGAACCGTCAATGGAACGATCCAGAAGCCAGAGAAAAACTGAAACAAGGTATGCGGCGTCTCTACGATAACGGTGATGAGGAATTTTATAAGAGGCTTGGTGATCGTAACCGAGTTAATGGCGCTGGAGGTAACAAGAAATATGTCAAACGTGTAGCCTTTGAGTATTCTGAGAAATTATTCGAAATGATGGTAACAATCGCGTCAGCCAATCTTTTCGCGAAAGCGAAGGTCGCACAAATACTGTCCAATGATGGTGAATTCATGGGGGAGTTCCTCCGACTTAACCAATCAAAAACTAATTCCTTCGGTCACGCAATCGACAAGGTCGACATCAGAAGGTTGGATGCCATCTCACAGTTTGGCGGCTATTATAGCTGGGCAGAACTAAAAGAAAGTCACAATCACAAAGTAGTTTCTGTCCAATTACTCACAGAGAGAGCCGATACCGGCGACATCACCATCGAAAGTCCATCGGGCAGTCATATCTTTGCCTTGGCTGCTGGTGTCTATGTTCATAACTCGGACGGGAGAGGCTCGAAAGTCGAGACTTTGCCAGGTGGAGAGCAGACCGGCGAGATCACCGATCTGATGTTCTTCTCACGCAAACTGGCACGAGGCTTAAGAGTGCCAGTCTCCTATCTGAACCTCGGCGAGGATGACGCGGGCACCGGCATCGCCTTCAATGATGGCAAGCTTGGTGCCGCGATGATTCAGGAATTCCGCTTCACGAAATATTGCATGCGTTGGCAGAGTCTCCTCGCCCCGGTTTTCGACAAGGATTTCAAACGCTATCTGGTCAAGAACGGCATCGAGATGGACTGGGGCCTGTTCGAGCTTCAGTTCACCCCACCGCAATCGTTCACCCGATACCGCCAGATCGAACTGGACGCCCAGCGCGTCCAGGTGTATCAGGGTGTGTCGGAGAACAAGAAGCTGGCCGAGCGTTTCAAGTTGAAGCGGTTCTTGGGCCTTACTGAGGACGAAATGCTTGAGAACGAGAAGTTGTGGAGTGAAGAGAATTCCACCAAGCTCAAGAAGAAGACTGGTTCAACCCCAGCCGAGGGCGAGATGACCGATGGATTGTCGTCGGTCGGCGTGCGCCCGATGGGGGATGACATGAGCGATATGCCGCCTGACATGCCCGAGGGAGACCTGGGACCGGATGGCGTACCCATGGAAGGTGGCCAGACGCCATCGGCACCGATGGGCGGCCAGGGAGCACCACCAGCCCAATAATCCCTAATGTCCCTAAATAGTTGATGCGATACGCTGAGATCATGAACGAAGCCCGTGACCCCGACAAAAAGAATTGGTCTCGCTTCGATTGGGATACCGACGATGAGGATCGGCGTATTCTCAACGCCCATCTGAAAAAGCACCGTTTCGATCAATCGGCACGGAATGAATTTAGCGTGGAAGATTGGGAACGACTACAAGCCGAGGCTTTGAGTAATCGAAATCTCTATCCTATCCCGACCACCGATCCTGATTACCTGTATCATGGTACTTCCAAGGAGAGGATCAATCACATCAAGCATCAAGGGCTTGTGCCACAAGATAGGACTCGTTGGGCGAAGTCTGGATATACGTTACATGCCACGGGTCGCATCTTCTTCACGGATACCGTGAAGAAGGCGTTATTCTATGCCGGTGTAGCGTCTCGCACTCAATCGGCATTGACGAGAGTGCGTAGAGAGTTCTTGCCTGACATCCAACCAGACCCGAAAGAAGATGAAGGCAACTACTTCGTCAACAGGTCTGTGCCGGTCGATCAAGTAGAGGTTTGGAATGGCAAGACGTGGGTCGCCGCCAGTAAATTGCGTCGCTGACCGGAATCCTTAAATAGCTTCATGTTGATGTACGAACTTTTTGAAGCACGCGACGCCCCACTGTATCATGGCACGGCGTTTTACAACGCGACACGAATTCTCGCGACCAACACATTCGATGCCAGAACGACCCAAAGTAGTGGATCAGCTTTTGTCTTGAACGCGGATGAAGCATTACGTGGTGTTTCCATGTCTCGTGATCCGCGCTTCGCCAGGACGTTCGGGCCGGTGGTCTTCGTGTTGGATCAGACGAAGCTCCGGCATAACTACAAAATCATGCCGATTGACTACTGGGGTCATAGCAACGAAATCTCGATGGGACCGGAGAGTCAAAAAAAGAAGGGCAAATACGCGGAAGCGGAAGAGTTTGTCGTGGGATCGATCACCAAGGCTGATCGCTACATCTTGTCGATCAACGTGGACAGTAAATTCCTCAAGAGCTACCAACAGGCCGTCACCGACACCAACCAATTGTCGATCCTCCTTGATCATCCATTGCTAAATATGGTCTAGGAGAAACCGATGAAGCTGCTTGAAATGTTAGACCAAGAAGATTATCAGACCGCCTACTATGACCCGTCAACCGACGAGGCTAACGTTGTCACGATGAATCAGACGCGTCGTCCAGTTCTCAGTTTGCGCCACCTAAATCGCCTAAAACGCATAAGAGCCTTACGCAAACTGGAAAATCTCAAGCGGCAGGACTTGCTCGGCATCATGTACGGAATTCCCGATGAACCCGATCCGATGGGCGGCGGTGGCATGGGTGGGGCTCCTGTCGGGTTCTAATAAATAATGGCATGACAAAAGTAATCGACACGAGAAATTCTGGAGGGGAACTGGTTCTGCTCGGGGGTTCCTTGTCCCTGCCGGTATCAACCTACCTGTCGCCTTCCCCATCGCAAGGTGCCATCAGGTTCAACAGCATCAACGAAAGTCTTGATATCTACACAAACGGCACCTGGACTCCATTGGTGCCGACCTCGTTGCTCGGCGGCATCGTTTATCAAGGACCATGGAACGCCAGCACCAACACACCAACCCTCGCGTCCAGTACCGGAACGAAGGGCAATTACTATGTGACCTCGGTCGAGGGCACAACCAACCTCAACGGCATTTTCGCCTGGAACGTCGGCGACATCGCGATCTACAGCGGCACCGTCTGGAACAAGATCGCCAGCGGCGCGACGGTGGGTCCAACCGGGCCAGCCGGTCCCACTGGGCCGACCGGAGCCGCCTCAACGGTGACCGGACCCACTGGCGCGTCCGTGACCGGTCCCACGGGTCCGGCAGGCGCTGCTTCAACGGTGACCGGACCAACCGGGCCGACAGGTCCGACGATCCTGCGCAGCTATCTGGCGGGTCTGACCCTGTCCAACGATGTCGGCACGCCGACCAGCATCATCGACGTGGCGGCTGGCCAGTGCATGGACAGCACCAACAGCGTGATGATGACCATTCCGGCGATGTTCAAATCCACGGCGGGCGGATGGGTGGCCGGATCAGGCAACGATGGCATGGGCAATGGCCTGGCGATTGCCGACAGCACATGGTATCATGTGTTCGCCGCGATCATCAGCAGTTCAGCGGACATCTTCTTCGATACATCGGTGACAGCGGCCAACAAACCCTCTGGCACCACGGCGTTTCGACGCATCGGCTCATTCGCCACGGGTGGTTCGGGATCAATCCTCGCGTTCTATCAAAGTGGTGACACCTTCATCTGGAATGTTCCAATCGTTGACGTAACACCTGGAACGACATCCGGATCGACCAGCGCGCAAATTTTCTCGACGAGCACGCCGGTCAATGTCGTTACCGAGGCCATTCTCAGTGTGCTGCTGCAAAACTCCAGTAGTGAGGTGCCAATCCTGTATGTCTCGCCTATCGCCGTGGGCGATTCCGTTCCCAGCGTCAGCGCGTTCAGTCTCATTGGATCACCAGCGATCAATTCTTCCGATGTGCTTCGCGTGTTCACGAACACCTCCGCGCAGGCGCGTTTCAGAACCGTCAACTCATCCGATCTGATCGGTTTCACCACCATAGGATGGGTCGATAAACGAGGCAGGGATTTGTGAGTTCCACCTCAGGACGACATCCCTTTCAACGCCTCCCACAACAGCAAGTCACCGAAGAAGTCGTCCGCGTCCGATTTCACAAGGGTGTCAGGGTTGGCCAATTTCGTTAAATTTGCGCGCAGCGCGATGTCCACCGACTCTTTGATGCGTGCGAGTTGGCCCGCATCGTATTTGCTGACGGATTCTAAAGCGTCTGCGAGTGCGCTCTTATGCGTCATCATCACGATGTCGCCATATGACAATTCGATCATATCATGGCTATTGAACATTTCTTCGATTTCCGGCGGCGACAGCCCAGAGTCATTCCTGACATCGGCTGGTATTTTGATAACAGGTTTCATGTTAAGTTCCTTTGTTAGGATGCGGTTGGACAACAAATCCTGAATGTTCCCTTCATCAATTGTGATTGCTGAACTTCTTTTTCCTTATCGCATGATGAACATAGGCACTTCCAGTATATGCCGTTGGCACCACGTATCCTGGGACGCTCATCTCGACTTTTTTCTGCCACAGTGTAGGAGCCAAATGTCCTCCCTGTCAAATCATCCGATAGCCTGATGTCAACCTTGGCGGCGATGTTTCCCAGACGTATGAGTTCCTTGGTTTCTTCGGTCGGAGACGCACGGGGCCTTCCTTTTCTATTCCGTGAAAGTTCTGCACACTGTTCTAATGTGCGTATCTTGCCGGAATTTCCTTTTCTGATCGCCTCTTTCTGTTCATCTGACATCGGACCTGACCTAAGGGGAGGGCGACCATCCAAGAGTAGATTTGTAAGGATGCCTCCCTCATCAATCCCCGCTCTTCCAAATTTTATGATTAGTTCGGCTTCCAATTTGTATGCATCTTCCTCTGACAAATCAGTAGCGTAATATTCAATGATAGGCTCAAGACCAGCAGCCCTAATCTTTTGAATTTTGGCATACTTGCGTGGATTCTCATGTCTTCGCTTTGATTCGTGCATGTGCATGTTTGCCCGATTCCCGCTGCCTTTTCCGGTGTAAAAGGGCGGATGGTGTTCGTAGCGTGGGTCCAGCAGGTTGTAAACATAATAGCTATTGTTCATTAACTGCGTATATTACTCTTTTAGCTAAATATCTGCAACGAGAATGGCTCTCGAAACATTTTTTTAAGGAGTATGTGCCATAACAACCCTAAATTTGGGGCAATAATCAGCAATGATTATTGAGAACTACTCGAATTGCTGGAAACTCCTCGAAAAGGACAATCAGCAGCCAAGGGTTAAAATTAGATATGCTTAAGTAATGTAACACGCTCATAATAGTCATCTCGAATAGCAAGTTCACTTTCCGTGAATTTTCGTTTGAGTTTTACTTGGCTGCTTATGAGATCGTTGAATTCAAGGCATAACCTCGCCTGCTCTTTCTTGCCGACAAGATAAGGAAGTATCAGGCGGATAAAATCGGCAGCACGCTTTGAAAAAAGCTGAATCCGATAAGCTGGACGACGAGGTTGATTATCTTTGTATTTCCACTGTTGTAGATTTATGAACAGAGGGGTAATCTCAAGATGAGAGGCGATGTGATCCATCACTGCCTTCTCTCCCATCTGAAGGGTAATCATCATCGTGTACTTGATGGACTTTTGAGCGGCATTAGGACGTTTTTTCTCAATCCTAAAACAACCCTCACCGTCCATAATGCCAGCCACGTATGCTAGAAATATTTCGTGTTCCATTTACTTGAATATATCAAAACTTTAATCAAGGTTCAACGACTATCCCGAAAGGGAGTAGACCCAAGTGGGTCGAAGCGGGTAGCGTCCTTACTAAAGGATGGTGATATAGTCTTCTCTATACAGTAATGTATAGCAGCGAAAGCGGATAGAGTCTAACGACCTCTATTGAAAATAAAGGGCAAAATTTTGGTGTACCTTTGGTACCGGGACCGGGTGGGAGGGGTGGAATGCTCATGCCCAAGGTCAAAAATCGTTTCAACGTCGTTGTGACCAATTTTGGCATTCCTTCGGGTTCCATCGCGTTGACGCAACAGGTCACCACGGTTGGTCGCCCGAACGTCAACTTCAATCCGGTCACGGTTCATTCATACAACAGCATCGCTTACTACGCTGGTAAGGCGGAATGGCAGGCGCTCTCGCTCACCGTCCGTGATGACATCACGAATTCCGTGTCGTCATTGGTTGGCGCTCAGCTTCAGAAGCAGATGAATTTCTTCGATCAGACGGTTCCGGCTTCCGCCGCTGATTATAAATTCGGCATGCTGATCAATACGCTCGATGGCGGCGATGACACCATTCTTGAGCAATGGGTATTCGAAGGTTGCTTCCTGGCCGAGTGCAATTATGAGACATTCGACTATTCAACCGCTGACGCGATGACCATCGAAATGTCGATTCGGTTCGACAACGCCACGCAGTCTGGTGGTCTCATGCCAACGATACCAATCTTGCTGTCAAGTTCGTTCATTGGATGAGTGGGTCTTACTCTGGTCCTACATTACAAACGCCGACGCAAGCCGCCCTTACTTTTTCACAACAGGGCGGCTTTCCGAGGCAACGCAATGTATTCATCGTGCGGTTTGTGCCTGGTTCCTATCTGGCTTCGGTGTTCACCGGGAACCTGACCTTCGCCGTGAAGTCGGTGGATCGTCCGCACGTGAATCCGAAACTCGAAGAACTGAACCAGTACAACAAGAAACGCCAAATCCATACCGGTTTCAAAATTGAACCACTGAAACTTCAATTTTATGACAGCGCGGATGGTTGCGCGCAAAACATGTGGACGATCTATTCTAGATACTACTTCGGCGACTTCAACAATTCGTCCAGTCCATCCGGCAGCAATCGCTCTTATTCATACGACGCGACCTACGCGAATTTCAAGGATTTCGCCGGAACGGGCTTCGGATTCACCGCCAATAACGGGGGCAGTGAATATTCCGACGCCATGTTCTTTTTCAATCGGCTGGAAATTTTTCACTTCTACGATGGATATTTCGATCAATACAATCTCGGCAACCCAAGAATCTCCGGTTGGGAGGCCGACGATCTGGACTACTCGAATTCCGAGATTTCCACGATCAACACCACCATCGCCTATGAGAACATCCAGTATTTTCCTCAACAACTGGTCTCCACCGCGATCTTCCCGGAATTCAGCTACGCGTTCAACGGCAATCCAGTGAATGTCCCTGGGGGATATGTTCCGATTTCGCCGTTCGCGACGATCCCCAGCCTGCTGCCCGCCAATCCCTCGGTGCAATCACTGCTGGCCTCGTATTCCTCGGGTGCTTACGCGGCGAATTATTCGGGATCGTATGGCTTCCGCTTTGGTGGTTCACTCTCACTGGGAGCGTTGGGCACGTTTGGCAGTTTCTCCTTCGGACCCCTGACCATCGGCGGCTACGCCGGAGCCTCACTCAATCTGTCGAACATGTCGCTTGGCAATCCAGCGTTATCCGCCTCCCTCAACATCGGCGTTTCGGCGGGCATTGGCGGCGGTATCGGGGTTTATGGCGGGATTGGCGTGGGGCTCGGTGTCAGTGGCGCGACGTTCCAAGCCACAGCCGCCGTGACGGCTGGGGCTATGGGTGCTTTCAGCAATTCCGTGGGCGTCACCAAGGCGGCACTCGCTGGCATCGCAATCGGTGGTGGAGGCGCGTTTTCGACCTCGGCTGGTATCTCACTTTCCCCGGCTGCCATGGGTGTCTTCAATTCGCAACAAACCGGAACGTCGCAGATCGGGTTCAACGCTGGCAGCGTTGACAACGGAACATGGGACCCGGCACCAGCGGCAGGACCGAGTTCCGGTTTCTCGGCGCAGCAACAGAGCCAGGCCAGCAATCCGCCAACACCCGCCGCCGATGACAGTTGGTGCTGACCAACACTAAATAGTGTCATGGCTGACAAAGGCATCTTCACACCAAGAAATCCCAAGAAATATCTTGGCAATAACATCAACAACATCATCGCCCGATCCTCCTGGGAATGGTCGGTGATGATGCGTTTCGATCAAGGTCCTGACGTGCTACACTGGATGAATGAATCGTTGCCAACCAATCATGTCCACAATGGCATTAGCGGCATCCCGTATCAGAATCCTCTCAGACCTGGCAGTTGGACGATCTACGTGCCGGATTTCTGGGTGCAGTACATCGACCGGCATGGCAAGCAACACGTCGAGGTCATCGAGGTCAAGCCATTGGATGAAGTGCCAGTGGCGTTGAGTGGATTCACCGGCAAGGTGTCATCCGTGAAGCAAGCGAAACAAATCGTCAATGCCGCGAAGTTCGCCGCTGGTATGAAATACTGCGTCGAACGTGGATGGCAGTTCAAATTTGTCACCGAGAACCAGTTGTTCGGATACAAACGATGACGAAGGGACTGGAAGATTTCCTCAATCTGCGACCGCTCGATGAGGTTCTCGCTGAACAAGGCGTCGATGTCGAACAAGAAGAGGTCGAGAAAGCCGTTTCTGGTGTGCGTGAACTGACATCACGCGCCACCATGTTGGATGGCAGCGATCACGACGCAGCCATGGATGTCCTGCATGATGAAATCGTTGGTCATGCCAGGGACTTGATGTCCTATGCCTACAACATCGACATTCCACGTCAACGCGGCATCTTCGAGATCGCCGCCATCATGTATGGCCACGCCATGAGCGCCAAGAATTCAAAACGCGACGCTCAGCTTAAGGCATTGAAACTGGTGTTGGAAGAGAAACGCACCAATCACGTCATTGGCGCGGAGCAGGCAGCCAGCACCACCGATGGTCATACCATCGTGGTCGAGGATCGCAACGAGCTTCTGAAACGGTTGCGGGAACAGATCAAGAAGGAAGGTTGATGCGGTTCGAGGAAATATGGGAAGGCTCGGCGCATCCTTGTATCGTGGTCGACGTACAACCGGAATATTACAAGTATGGCGATGAAAGTCCGGTGTTTGAAAGGATAATACGGTTCGTGAACAGTCAGACCGGCCCCGTGCTGATGTTCGTGAACGCCGAGGCACAGCAACTTTCCGGAGATACCGTTCAGGACATCCAAATGTTCTGGGACGATTATGGATTCGACGAAGAGAACTGGTCACGCGTGCAGATCGTCGATAAGGGCTACGCCTTCCTGAGAGCATGGATGGACGAGGGGATTTCTCCGGCAGGTATCATCAAGACCTTGCGTCTCATGTATCAGAGCAGAATCAACGATAGTCGTCGGTTGTTTGGTGGCGAGAATTCAGACACCTACGAACAGGGTTTCCGCGACTTTCTCGGGAACGATTTTCAAGACTTTGTCTTGTACGACCCTTTGATCACACCAGACATCTCCATCGCTCAACTGAAGAAATTCAGCGGTGCTTATCTGGTTGGCGGTGGCCGCGATCAGTGTCTGCGAGAAGTCGAGATCGTGATGAATGCCTTCAACATAAAATACAAGCGCATAGATGCTCTGATATATTGAGATATAAATAGACCATTCCGGTTTAAGAATGGTTCATGAAAAAGTCAATATTCTTCCTGCTTTCCTGCTTATTCGTCATCACATCAGCAACCGCCCAGATTGGTCTCCCCGCTGGTTTCACGCAACTTGGCGGAGGTGTCGTTCTTAGCACGACCACCGATTATTTTTCCACATGGCAGAACAACTATCCGTATGAAGCCGGAACGAACGGCACAGATTATGTTTATACCTACTCTTCAGCCAACAGCACGTATGTCGAGACTGTCGCATCATGTGTGTCAGCGGCGACCGGGTCAGGTCCGAGTGGTACTGGCACCGGAATAGTCGACGGCACGTGTTCGTGGAATTACGTGATGGGCGGCTCACAGTTCATCGTGCCCGCCAACTATGTCGCGACACTCTCAGTTGAAGCAGTCGCTGGCGGCGGCGGTGGTTCGAATGGATCGACCAATACCATCGATTATTCCGGAGATTTGGCCGCTGGTGGTGGTGGCGCATATGCGAAAATCACCACATTCTCAACGTCACCTGGGACGGTCGTCCCATTTTCAGCGGGCCTTCCTGGTGTTGGTGGTGCCGCGAGTGCGTCATTCAATCCCGGCACCAGTGCTCAAGCCGCGATATTTGGTGGAACCGCCAGCACCTATGGCACCTGTTCAGCAGCGGCTGCTGTCAGCGCGCCCTTATGTGCCGACTTTGGCGTTGGTGGCAACACGACCGGTGGCACCGGAGGATTGGCAGCCAATTCCATCGGTGCGTTGACATACAATGGCGGTTCCTCGGGCACGATGCCACAAGCCGGAGCACCAGGTGGTGGCGGCGCAGCCGGACCAAACGGAGCCGGAGCCAATGGCGGTAACGGCTATGGCAGCAACATATCACCATCACCGGGATCAGGCGGTGGCGGGGCCAATGGTGGCACCGCTGGCTCAGTCGGCACGTCATCGACGGGCGGCAACGGCGGCGAGGACTTCCTGGGCAGTGGTGCAGGAGTCGGGACAACTGCATCAGGCGGCAACGGAACCCTCGGTGGTGGCGGTGCTGGTTCTGGCACCACGGGAAACGCTGGCAATGGTGGATGTGGAGGAAATTGGGATTCGATCCATGGTTCCGGCGGCGGTGGTGGCGGAGCCACGGGATTCATCACGGCGATTCCTGGAAACGGCGCATGCGGCGGCGGTGGTGGAAGTGCAACAGTCGCTGGCTCGGCACAAGCCGGAGGCAATGGCGGCTACGGCTTCGTCGCCTTCAAATATTCGTATTGCTCGGAAAATTGCGGCGGCGGCAATGGCGGTGGTAGTGGCCCAACGGTCTCATCGATCACGTCGTCTTGTTCCGGAACCGTATCCGGCGTTGGTACTGTATGTGTATATTCTGTTAATTTCAATACCGCAGTGACGGTGGGTGGATCATGGCATCCTCGCCTGAATCTCGCCACGTCTCCAGTCCCAAGCATTGCTTATCTCTGTGATGATGTTGATGGCGTACGAACGAAGCCCACTTATGCCCAACATTGTGGAGGAAAGGGAAGCGGAAGCGGAACGAGCACGCTGTATTTTGGACATACTGTATGGGGCGGTCAGGCGGAAGCCACCGTCAGCACCTCATCATCAGCGATCAACCTGAATGGCGCGACGATTCAGAACTCATCCAATGTGAACGCCACTCTGACTGGCGCGAATTTGCAAAGTATCGCTGGCCTGACCTATTCTCCAGGAAATGCTTATTGCGTGGACGTTGGCGGCAGCGACAGCAATTCCGGGATCGCCAGCACTGGTTCTCCCACTTCATCGTGCTTCGCCACATTACCGAAAGCCCAGACAGCCGCGCAAGGTGGTTCCAACAAGACGATTTTCTTGAGAAGCACGGGCGGAAATTTCACGACAACCAACAATCCGGCAACCTGCAATTTTACGACGCATAACGGCGGCGGAAGTGACGGTCTTATTCCGAATGCCTTGATCTGTCAGACCGCTTCCGACAACGGAGAAGTTTGGGCGGCATGGCCGGGAGATACACCCGTCATTGACGGCGGCTGTCCTTCTTCGTCTGGCAACGTTCCCGTGCCTGATATTGCCGGTTGCGTGTTCGTGGCATTCGAGAGCGGTTATGCGAATTCCGGTGGTTCTTATGTGACGGGGATGACTCGGCAAGGACTGACCCTTCAGCATTTCTATGGTGGTGGTTATTACGATTACAATCCAACCAATCTCACTGAAACCGACAACACATTTCAGGACCTCTACAATACCTGCGGGGCCGCGAGCAACGGCGATGATCCGACATGCAATGGCGCGGGCGGTGGCACATCCGTATGGGATTGGTGGACGAACTATGATGTCAGTCACAATTTCGTTCAGCGCCTGGCTGGGTTTGGCATCACCGGGGCTTCCGGGGCGTCTGGCCTCGGCGGTTATTCGATGACATTCAGTTATGATCTCAATGTCGTCAACACCATCTGCACCGGTAACTCAGATTGCGGGGCGATCTATCTCGGATGGTATGACACCAACAACATTTCCGGTTTGCCCATTGGCACCCTCAACGCCACGGAGAACATGGTCAGTAATGTGACCAATGGAGGTTGCGGCAATGGGGATGAAGCACTCTATCTCGACAATAGCACTTCGGCGGCGAAAGTCGCGGGAAATATCGCGTTCGGCATCTGGACGAATGGCATCACGGTCAATGATGGTGGCCAGAACAACCTCATCACCAACAACATTTTCGATTCAACTGCGTGCCCGAGTCAGGTGACCGATGGCAATCAAAACGTCTACTCATGGTATATGCCAGGCGGCGGTGCCGGAACCGGCGATAACATCACATTCGGCCCTGGCACCGTCAACGGTGTCACCACTGGTGGAAACATTACCTATAACGCAAGCGGCACCGCTCCGACCCCGCAAGGTCTGATGTTTGGCGGCTCGGGCGATAGCACTTTCCCCACCCTAGGGCTGAACTGGTACTACACGGCGACCGGTTCGTTTCCGTTTTCTCCGTTTGGCTGGTCCAACGGGTCGAGTGCCCTCGGGCTTTATGATTCATCCGGTGTATTGTTGAGCGGCAATCCATTCGTGAACGCGGCGGCGGGAACGGCGGCGGGTTATCAGGTAATCAACTCTGGCGCTGGTGCCACGATAATCTCGAACGGTTGGAAGCAAATCGGGCAAAACCAGGGACCTCGGTAAGATTTAAGACGACTGCACTGATCCAACTAAATATTGCTTAGAATATTTTTGGATTTTAAGCAATGCCCACGGTTGGTTCTGGGAATTTCAGCGGAAATGTAACGTTCACGTCCACGTCACCGACGCAGGCGAGCGGTATTTCGCAAACGCTTTCGAGCTTCGTGATCCAGACGCCGTCGACCGGACTCCAGTTATTCAGTTCGGTGTCGCAAAATTCTGGCAGTGTCATCGTGACCCTGAGAAATATTCTCAACGGTCCCGGCATCCTGTTCAATCTTAATAACGGGAACATCACGATTTCGTCGGATGGCACGGTGGTCGGACCCACCGGCCCAACCGGGGCGGCGGGCGCACCGGGCATCGCCTCATCGACCGGGGCGACGGGTCATACCGGACCCACGGGACCAACCGGACCCACGGGTTTACCAGGCAACGCCTCATCGACCGGAGCGACGGGCTACACCGGACCCACGGGACCAACCGGAGCCCTTGGACCCACCGGAGCGGTTTCAACCATCACCGGACCCACGGGATGGACAGGCCCGACCGGATCACGCGGCCCCATTGGCATGACCGGCGCGAATTCAACGGTACCAGGCCCAACCGGACCAACAGGTGCCACTGGCCCATCGGTCACCGGACCCACGGGGGCGGCCTCCACGGTCATCGGACCCACGGGACCCACGGGACCGGTCGGACCCACGGGAGCCGTTGGCGCGGCCTCCACGGTCGTCGGACCCACCGGCCCAACAGGTCCCAGCGTCGCGGTTTCCTCGGCGATGACACCCGTGATCGCGGCCAGCACGACGGAGATCGCGCAAGCCCTGGCGGGACGCGGAGTGGTCGCCAATGTCACCGCGCTGCGCGCGATCACCAGCAGCACCAATCCAGAAGGTCTCGTGTACCTCGAAGGATATTACGGCGCGCAGGATGGCGGTGAAGGATTGCTCTTCATCGGCAGCAGCACGACCGATAATGGTGGCACGATCTTCAATGACGCGTCGAGCAGAAGTTGGTATCGTTTTAGTATCAAAGATGGAATATCTGTGAAATGGTTCGGTGCCAAGGGTGACGGTACGACGAATGACTACACGGCGCTTCAGAACGCGATAACTTATTGCACAGCAGTTGGCATCAGCCCGCTGATTTTTCCAACCGGATATTATCGTACCGGAACAAAACTGGTCATCGACACCACCGGCCTCCGGCTCGCCGGACATAGTACGCAGAATACTCTGCTTCAGGCGCTGACGGCTGGCGTCGGCATGTTCGAAGTCATTGGCGGTGCCATCGCCTTTGAGAACATGTGGATCGATGATCCACATCTCGCGATCAACACGATGCCAACCATGCAATTCAACGGATGCGTCGAAAGTAAAATCACCGATTGCAACATCACGGGTGGCTACATTCCGCTGTTGGTGAACGGTGGCGCGGCGGATAATTGTTTCACCCGCGATAAAATCTACAACTCCAGTGGCACCGCTTCAGTGGTGGTGCAGAACGCCGGAGCATGTTTCTTCGAGCGAGTCAAGATCGATCAGGTCTGGCCAACCAATGTCGCACCCGTCGCCTCACAACTGACCGGAGCCTGGGTCGCGTCACATTCTTATAGTCAGAATCAAGTTTGCTCGACGGGCGGCTATTATCTGCAATGCGTCTCGGGTGGCACTTCGGGAAGCACCGCGCCAACACCATTACAGTTTGGTTCCAATATCATCGATAATGGCGTGACCTGGCAAACCGCCTGCGGCACCGGAACGGTGGCGGTCAATCTCGATACCGGCGCGAATGTCAACTATTTCCATCATTGCGACATGTCGGGTGCCTATCGTGGCGGCATCTATCTGACCAATACACTGGCCGGAACCGGACCCCAGAAGAACACCATCACCGATTCCGATTGCGACAGTTATCTCGAATTTGGTCTGAGAGCCACTTCGGGTGCTGGCCTGTTGATCGAGAACCTGACCTACGCGAATTCCTGCGAGGCGGTATCCGATGGCATCAATCTGACCACCGGTTTCTCGGGTGACGCGACCATTCGTGGTTGCCAGATCGCCAATGTTCCCTATGGCATTCAGATCGACGCCGGGGTCAACACGATCATCACCGAGAACCAGATTTATGGTTCAAGTGGTTCGGCGATCCAGATATCCGCCAACGTCACTGATTTCAGCATCATCGGTAATGCTCTTGGAACCTCGGAGGTCTGGGGGTTCAATACCGGCAGTGTCACGGTGGCGACCGGCGCGAGCAACCGCTATGTCATTACCCTGAATAACATCAATGGCAGTGGCGCGATCAGCGATGGTGGCAGCGGAGCCAGCAAATCAGTTGTCAACAACTACTGAGTATCACGATGCTAATCAACGAAATCCTCAATGAAGATCGCCGAAGTGAGAGGGGCAAATGCCTGCCGGAAACCGGCTATAAAGAAAAATACGTCGTCATCTATCGCGCCGTGGTGACGACCGAGATGATGCTTCATTCGATGGATTACGTGACCCGCAACCAAAACTGGGCGATAGGCCACGCCCAACATGTCGCTGTCGTCGAGGGAGAGAACGCGCACGTATTGCGTGTAATGGTGTTGGCAAAAGATGTCTATGAAGCCCACAACCCCGGTGAATATTTCTATGATGGGCCAGAAATCAAAGGTCGAATTATCTTCGTCGCCGAAGCCTGAGATTTCTTGACAGAACTCAAATCCGTGGTAACTTCGAAACACCAACGGAGCGCATTACTCAGATGGGTTACATGTCGGAGACCATTGATCCAGAGAAAGCCAAAAAACATTACGATTGGCGGCGTCGGATCAACAAACATGTGCCACGCCTTGCGACTCGGGTGTTCGCACTGAGAGGCAAAAGCTACATGGGATGCGGCTATCATTACGCCATGGAATCTCGATTGGGCAAGATGATCGCCAGAATGAATGATCATGAGAACGTCATTACCGTGCTGGATACTATCTTGGACAAACTGCTTGTCGAGGAATTGGTTCGTTCCATCGTCCGTGCTGAATTTAGCGCGAGGGGGCATGATTTGAAAAAAGGTGGAATCGACCTCTGACTTTCTTGACAGAACTCAAATCCGTGGTATCGTGACCAAATCGAACCACGGAGTATTCCAATGGCTTCCAAGCGTATCTTCGTTGCTGGCCAGGACGTTGCGGACAAGATCGCCACGCTGAAGGCGGAACAAGTCCTGCCGTCCCTGAAGATGCCGGGGTGCTTCGACAGCCAAACCCTTGTCGCTTTTCAGATCAGGATGTCGGGTCTGGGTTATATCGAGGCCGAGATCGTCGAGAGCAGCTATGGCTACAGCGTTCGTTACGCCAGCGGCTTGCAGAATTTCGGGCTGATCTTTAGCTCCAGGAACCGGGAAGTTGACGGAACCCTGGAAGGGGCGATTGCCGCCGCGCAAAAGTGGCAGGCACAGGCTCCGTCGCATCGGTACGTTTCCCGCAGGGTGGAGGAATAACATGACGGTCTATAGCAATCCTCGCATGGAAGCCGTGATCCCCAACTGGCCGTTTGGGTCGCAGCGGGCGACGGCGACGTTTCGGGTGGAGACCAACGCCCGTGGCAAGCAGCGCGGCACGCGGGTCACCATTGATCCGAAATCCGGCAGGCACACCACCCCCAAGGTGCTCACCTACGCGAACCAGGTGCGCATCGTCGATGGCGATGATGGACGCCTCTATTTCATCGAGTTGACCATGTACGGACACATCTCGGTGATGCAGGGCACCATGCAATTCGAGGCTGAACCAGCCATCTTCTCGGACAATCCACGGTACGCCGAGGTGCGAAAACTGTTCGACGTTGATCAAGGCGAAGGACTCGGCGAGGAAATCGTGGACGGCGAGACCAGTTTCCTAGAGTATGTCAAAACCGGTGGTCGGATCAATGACTGAACGTCTGCTCGTCAAGATCGGCCACGAATGGATGAATCACCGGATGACGCGCGATGAAGCGCAACGTCACGGCGAACGACACATGTCACCAGCCTACAAGGAGGCGGGATGCAAGGTCGTGGTCAGCGACCATCGTACTCGCGACGGTGATTGGTACCGTATCGAGTATGAACCAACCGAAGACCATGACGAGACCGTCTTGAATTCTCTACGCAATCCCGACGCGATTTCGGCGACGGTGGCGATCCGCGCCTTGTTGGACGGTCAGCACAGCCTGTGTCTGAGGCTGGTGGGTCCGCTGGTCGGCGAAATCGAGGACAAGGTGCGCGCCATCCTGCGCTTCTACAACGTCGACTGATAACGTGGGGCGCGGAGGCGGCAGCGCAGATTGGGCGATGAAAAGTCAATATCTGGAGCGTGTCCCCGTCTCGCGGGCGGAGCTTGATTTCTGCTACTACTGCGGCACGTTCATGCAAGGCTCTCATGATTCGGGAGATCGACGGGCACGCACCATCGATCACATCCTGCCGAAATCCATTGGCAGATTCTCGCCTCGTCTGGACATGGACCGCTTCAACAAGAGGCCGTGCTGCGTTGACTGCAATAGACTGCGAGGCTACTTTGGGCATTGCACCGGTCTGCTGATGATGGCGATCATTGAAGGTGAACGGCGCAACATGGACAAGAAAGCCGCCGCCATCATCGTCGGTATCATGATCAGCAAGAAAAACCGGATGGAGATCAGCAGGCAACGGAAGCGAGAACGACGCGACGCGAAACGAGTAGAAGAGGCGAAAAATGTTCAAACCCAATGACACGGCGCTAATGCCGGTGCGTCTCCTGAGACAGGATGGCGATTATTGGCGGGTCAGCACCGACATCGGGGATGATGCCGAGTTTTCGGTTCATCATGAACAGTTGGCCGAAATTCTGGACGAAACTCCGGCTCCGATGCGCATCCACGTTCCGTTTCCGGTTGGCTCCGAGGTCTGGGTCTGGTGGATGACCTATGGACGCGAACCGGTCAAAGTGATCGTTGAGACCATCTCCATCTGGATGGACAAACGTTATCCCGACAAAATCAAAATCTCCTACAATTTCGAGCATGATCCGAGTGACCACCGGTTCCTCCCCGATGGCGTGACGCCGTTCGCCACGCGTGAGGAAGCCATCAAGTTTCGCGACGAATGGATGGAGACGGCGTTTCCGAAACCGGAGCGATTGGAAAGCACCGATCCTGATTGACTTTCCATAAATATGGGAAAACACTCTTGGATTCCCATATGGTTAGTCTGTTAGAAGTCGTGCTCCATTCGCCCGTCGATGTCGTATTAGCCCCGTGGATCGCTCGCGCGCCGAATGACGCGGCGAAGCAATGGCTGCGCACGAACTACGCCAACTGGCTGACCAAATCACAGGAAAATCTCCACAAGCTGCCCTATCTGCCGGTCAACGCGACCGAGAAGCAGAAGAAAGCCTTTTCGTTCCAGGATTTATACGACATTCGCCTCAATCCCAGAACCGAGGGCGAATTAGAACACATCATGGACTTCTTCGACAGCAAGCCGGAGATACCCCGGCTTGAGCGCATGAGCGTCCAGAACGTCGTGCAGGCGGCTGACCTCTGGGTCAAGCAAATGAACGCCCAGGCGAAGAAGCTGCCGGACGATCCCAAACAGGTCAAAACGCTCATGGAATTTCCAGGTGGCTACCGGATGGTCGATCTGTTGGGACAGAACGCCCTCGCCAAGGAAGGCGCGGGGATGGGTCACTGCGTGGGCGGCGGCTCCTACGCGAGTTTCGTGGGCAACGGTCAAGGCCATATCTTCAGCCTGCGTGACGCCAACAACGAGCCTCACGCGACCATCCAGATGAATTCGGACAAAAAAACGGCGCAGATCAAGGGGAAGGGCAACCGCGCTCCCGTGCGCCGCTACTGGCCGATGCTGAGGGAGTTCTTCGCGGACTACGGCGTGACGGTCGAAGGCGATCATCGCAATGTCGGGTTGCTGCGTATCTGGAATGGTGACGAGTCCGTCACCATGACGCAGGATCAGTTCAAGGACATGATCCTCGATCCGGACAACGCGGAAGGCGAGAAGCTCCTTCAGAATTATGAAGGGACCGGACAAAGACGCTCCTGGCATGAGGAAGAAGCCCAGGCGGATATGTCGCTTGGATTGTTCACCTCGCTCTACGGCACTTCCCGATTGTCCGACAAGGTGATCGAATATGTGTTCGCCAACATGCCAGAACACGCGGTCCCGGTTGTTGAACACTATGGCAACAAATTCACCAGCGCGCAATTGGTGAAGGCGTTCCAGGCCATGCCAGAAACAGCCGCCAATCTCTATAAACCGTTGTTGATCATTACCAAACCGGATGCCTCGGTCTGCGCCGCCATCATCCAGCACCTCGAAACAAATAGTGGCTCCGGTCGTCATCAGCAACCCAAGGACGCGGCGTTCGTCACGGCGCTGTCTCAGGCCATGCCGAACATCTATAGCGACATGCTGTTGCAAGGCGGCGAGGAAGCCATCGAGCGCGAACTCAATTCGGAAAACCAACGCGCGGCGGGTCCGTTCTTCCTGTTCGTCGGGCAGAATGGCGACTTCGGTGATCTCAACCAACAAATGATCCGCGAAGCGTTCTATTGGTTGCCGGAAGAAGCCATGCGGCACCTGATCAAGCTGGGCTACAAGATGTCCGGCGAAGACCTGATCAGCGCCTGCGAGGGTCTGGGGCGCAGCTACTACGCCGACAAGGAGAAGACCAAGAAGATCACCGATTTCATCATCGGCTACGCCAAACCGGACGCGGGCACCGTGGATGAGTTGCTCGACACGATCAGCAATGTCACGCTGAAGATGTTTCTCATCCTCGCGATCAGAAAAGAAGTACCGGCGTCGTTGTCGCAACCAACCACGGAACGAGCGCTTGAATCGGTCAATAATGATGAATTCACCAATCTCTACCTGGCGGAAGAACCGAATCCAAGCTTCGAGTTTCAGAAATATTTGTTTGACAAGGATAACACAGGCCGCGATGGTAATCGACACTTCGGCGACCGTCTAAAACCCGTACAGGTCATCGCTCCAGAGATTTTTCCATTGGTGATGGAAACGCTGAGACCAGAAGCCATTCCGACGATCAAAAAAGACTACCGCATGGTGACGGACAAGAAGAACTCAACTGCCACTCATGTGCCAAAAAAGCAAATCCACTACAACAGGAAGCTGACCGATAAGGAACAGATCGAAGCCAAGCATGCACACGCGCGTGAAGCGATTGAACGTTTTCTCAAGAACGTCGAAGCCGTGATCCGCGAACCCAATACATCCGATGTCGCGCACCTTGATCCGACGAGCCCGAAATTCGTGGCCGCGCAACAAGCCTTCACCAAACTCGGCAAGAGTCGCGCGTTCGAAGTCGCGGTCAGTCATATCGATAAAGATGCCATGCGGGCGCGTTCGACTGACAGGAGTGATTACAATCCGTACAGGAACAATGATCAAGGGCCACGCGGCAGCGAGGAATTCGTCAGGAACCTTCACAAGCTGCGGGTCAATGACATCGTCGGTCTCATCCGCAATACTTATCGCGGTGATTATTTCAGTTTGCTCGTCAACAACGCGCCAGAGCTTGTTCCCGATGTCATGGCGGCATCCGCCATACCGACCAAGTATCATCATAGGGAAACTTATCTCTGGGGCGACCTCAAGGGCAAGCTGGACAAGGAGAAAGTGTTCGAGGCGCTGCGCAATGTCTGGGCGAGCAAGCGGGTCCCATCAGGCTACAAGAATGATTTCACCGTCAAGGCGTTCAAACGGTTCAAGCCCGGTAAAGACACGCTGATGAACATGCTCAAGGAGGCCAACAACGAGGAGGCCACCCGCTACGTGCTCAAGAAAACCAAGAATCCCTCGGTTGAACTGTTGAGTTTCGTGTACGAGGAATTTCCCGATCTGCTGGTCGAGGTGCCAAATATTCCACAGCCGATCATCGAGCGGCTGTTCAGCGACGATGATCTGAGGCTCATTCAGGCCCTGATGAACCGTGACATCAGAGGCTATGGTCTGGTGGACAAGAGAAGCAAATGGAATAATCCGGTATTCCAGTCACGAACTGATCCTGAGTCGGACCAGTACAAGAAATACGAAGCCGCCGCGCAAGCCGCTGGCAAAGAGGCCATCTTCAATAAAATCATCCGCAACGGTCAGTTGGATGAACTGGTCACCGACACCGAAGATGATCAGAGAGCAGCCTTGCTCGGCCAACACCTGAATGATTTTGGCATCAAAACGTTGGTCACGATTGGTCACGATAAGCCAGAGGTGATCAAGACATACTTCGACAATTTCTCCGCAGAGAAAATGGCGCTCATCTTCCTCAACGGTGTCATTGGCCATCGGCATAGCTGGGAAAGTTCTAATGGTCAGATGTTGCCGAAGGGATTTTTCAAGACAATCGGAAGCTACAAGATCGATGAATGGCTGGTCGAACTCGCTGAGCACAAATACGATAAGCTGTTGGAGATGGTGGGGGAAATCAGACGCGATGGCCACAAGATCAGCAACGAAGTAATGCAGGTCCTGTTATCAAGCGGTAGCAAGGACGTTAGTACTCTCATCGATGACAGCATGGATGACGAGATGAAGGATTGGGTGGCCGATCATAAGCCAGATAGCCTGGATCATTTCCGCATGCCTACGCCGCATGTCGTGGAAGTGACCTACGATACCTATGGCAAGATCAACCAAAATGGAAGAGACAAAGGTCAGGTCGATTATCACTTCAGTAAGATTTTCGCGCGCTGGTTCAACTCGGAAAACAGTTATTGGTTCAAGTATAAGGCCAATCCGGTCGCCGAACGATTGGCCAAGGCCGAGGCCATGCGCCGAAAGGGCGACGCGCTCAAGATCACCCTGGCGATGTTCCGTCATATCCAGACCCTCAGAAATAAGAAGAACGATGGCTATCTGTCCGTGGGCACGCCAGGCGTTCGCAATCAGGTGACCAGAAAAGGCGGCGCGAGGCTGCCGTAAGTTACGGAAGGTACTCGCGCAGCGCGTCGGCCTCATCCTGGGGAAGCGGCTTGAAAATGCGCAGCACATCCGCGCCTCGCATCGCCCTGGATTCGTCCAGCGGATGGCAGTCGCACGGTTCGCGCGGCGTCCGCAGATAGGGACATCTGACGGCGTGGCGCATCCCGTCGATCACGTTGAAATCAGTCAGGGCCGTTCTCCTAAGAATCGCGCAGCAGTGGCGACAGGGTCTCTTTCATCGTTTTGACATCCTCGGCGCTGATCATCAATTCCATGTCACCGAGGGTAGAATTGGCATCGGGATGAAACATGATGGTCGCCGGTCGGTCGGGAGCCATCTGCGACAGCATTTCCTGAAATTGACGCTTTGGAACCTTCGCCCGCAAGACCTTTCCATCGCCATACTTAACGTCGGTGAAGAAGAGGCTCACCTCATCAGAGTCGTTGTCAACCCCTAATTCCGTGACCTTGAATGAGGCGCGGGCTGCGGGAGTCACTGGGCCAAGAAACAGCGATAGAACAGCACGATAATCACGATGCCGATGCCCCAACCAAGACTTCTGGCCAGCCCTTCGATGAAATTCTCCTTGAACCTTGTCCACAGTGTTTTTCGCGGAATCTCCAATTCCCATTCGCGCAATATCTCACCACGTTCGGTCGGGTCATCCACGCCTGGAGGACACCATACACGGTCATCACGCACGGGGATTTTTCCTTGGATCGAACCTCATCCATAGCCCTTCTTCGCCCGATCTCGGACAGCGAGGCAATCCCCACCACGAGGGTCAGCCACATAATTGTGCGAGCCACGATGATGTATCCATGGCAATAACCATACCACGATTTCGCGATCTCGCAACGTGGATGATTTTGATACATGGTATCAAAAAAGATACCATCCAATGCGAACTCAGACTACTATGCATAAATTATACATACTTAATCAGAAAGATATTTCATGCATCCGATTTTAAAATCCATCGTTGGCACAATGACAACATTACGCACAGAGAAGCCCAAGCCCGACACCGAGAAACCGATCCCGTCCCTGCACAAACAAGACATGTGGGCGAGAACCAAGCAGGCGTTGCTGGAAGGTTCCGATCTTACCCACAACAAGGATGGCTCGGAGAATCCAACCAAGCTGAACCTGATGGACACCATGCTGGAAAATTTCCATCAGATGACGTTGGAGAACGCGAAATATTCTGCGGCTGGCAATTTCGCCGCCCTCAATAAGGTGCTGCTGCCGGTCATGCGTCGGGTGATCCCAAACCTGCTCGCCAACGACATCATCGGCGTGCAGCCGATGAACACGATGGAAAGCAAAGCGCAGATCATGCGCGGCAAGATGACGCCTGCGGGTTGGGCACAATTTCTGACCGAAGAAGAACCGATGACGGCGAAGGTGCGCAAACTGTCCGCGCGATGGACCTTCGAAGCCGCTGGGGACGCGAAGGCGGCAATGGGCGTTGACATCGAGGCCGAGATCATGGCGGCGCTGGCGCAGGAAGTCATGGCCGAATACGATTGTGAGCTTGTGCACATGCTGCGCGGTCTCGCCGAACCACCGGTCTCCACTTACGATCACACGATAAGACAGCCGGATTATGTTTATGACCTGTACAAAGCCTTCGGTCAGATGATCGAGACAGAGGCGGCGAATATCGCGGTGAGAACCAAGCGTGGTCCAGGCAACTGGTGCATCGTTGGTCCCTCCTCGCTGCTGGTGCTAAGATCAGTGGTTGGGTTCACCCCGGCGAAAGATGATCCATACTGGACCGGTGGCACGAAATTCACCGGAACCTTCAACGGCATCAACGTCTATTGTGACCAATATTGCAAGGCTGACACACCCGTGCTGATTGGCTACAAAGGCGATGAGACGGACGCGGCGGCTATCCTTGGATTGTATCAGCCACTTACATCCTCTGGCGTGGTCATCGATCCAAGCACCTTCGAGCCGGTGGTGTCGTTCCTTACCAACTATGGTCTGTTGACTTATGAGAAGGGCGACTATGTCGCTGGCACCAAGGATTATCTCGGACTGGTTGGATTCAAGGACATCACTTCATTCGTTTAAGTCAATCGGACGTACTTCGACTTAATGCGTCTTCCTACCTACCACTGATGGTGGTGAACCGAAACGATCCACGGGTAGAAAGCAATCTTTCAACTTGACTATCGCTTGAACTGTCTGAGATTTCGCACCAGACCAGAGCGCTACCTGTGGATTTACTAATCCGAAGATTTGACCACAACCATTGAGGGCGTATAGGTTTAAAGTGTTCAAGTTATCCGTACCCCCGATTGAGGCAAGTACAGCGACCGCATAACATCGGCCAAGTTTATCTGTTAGACGGCATAGCCATTACGATACAGATTGAAAAGTCCCATGTTTGATCGGTGCGGTTAAATGCTGGAGTCAATTATGCCAGAGCCATCTAACCACATGTCACAAGGCACATGGGAAAAGCCATCACGATAAATAGCACATGTTACGTTCGGAGATCAATATAAAGAGTCAAATCAATGACTTACCGAACTAACCTTTTTCGATGAGTTCACTGATATCATCAGCGAACCGTTCCTTGGAGACGCCCTGATCCCATTCATCGAAACCATAACGCGGTTCCTGCATGTCGATCTGCGCGTTCAGACTCTCCGCTATGTTCGAGATGTCACTATCCAGGAAGCCATCCAGACTGTGCGCCAGTTGCTCCTTGGTGATGACGAACGCGATCTCGGTATCAAACTGGAATTCTCCCGTCCATTGTTCCGTGTCACTCGCGAGGTGCTGATATCTGCCGGGTCTCGCCATGGCGGGGAGGTCCGGTGTTTTCTCGGTCTTGAACATCAGATAGTCACTTCGTTCCATCGCGGTCTCGAAGACCTTGTAAGCCGCGTTCTGAGCGCCCGCTTCCAGGCCCGACGCGATGGCCGATTGCACGACATGACGGAAATCTTCATCCTCCACCTCATTGTCCAGATCAATGATGTCGTCGATGCTCGATGGATCGTAGTTCTCAACAATCTCCGTGATGTCAATGTGATTTTTTTGGATGTCATAAAACCATTGACCCAGTTTGGTCAGCAATTCCGGTTCCAGTGAAGCCATCAGGTCTCGCGCGTTATCGTCATCGTAATTCGGAAAGAAATCGGCGCTGTATACCCAGTTATCATCCTTGATATAGAACTTGTAAAAGCTCTTGCCATCCGTGGTACCGATGTCGTCGATGCAATCGTCCACGTCCGTCCATTTTTTCACGATGAACTTGTCCTCGCCCAGCTTCGAAAATTGGTCTGGGTTTTCCTTGACGATTTCCTCGGCCAGCACCATCGCGACTTGTGGATGACTGTTGGCGAAATCCGTCACATCTATCGAACGGTCGTTCTCGTCCATGAACTGGGCGCTACTGAAATGAAATTGCCAACGTGTGTTGGTTTTCTTCTCCAGGATGATGTAGATTGGACCATCTTTGTTGTATGAATCAAAATAGTTGGAGGACGTGGTCGAAGCGGTGCACCATTGCGTGTTGACACCAAAATAACAGGAAGCTTCCTGGGTGAGCGGCACCACGATCAGATACTCTGGTGTGTCCATCACGACGCGGGCCTGTTTCATCATCTCGGCTTTGATGTCGCGTTTCCCCGCGCCCTTGGAGACCGGTAACAGGCTTGGATCGTCCATCGCGAGTTTGACGACATCAAACAGGTCTTGCAACGATTTGTAGGCCATGATATTCCGTTGCTCGACCGGAATGGCAGCCTTTAGTCGCATGAACGTGGTCAGATACTCGGTCGCCTTGTACAAATCCTCAAGCGGCATCTGACCCTTGAGGGTCAGCGTGAGCAGCCATTGGGTGTATTTCTTTTGCGGATCGGGATCAGCCTGGGCGATCATGTCGAAGATGGCCGACGCGGTTTGCTCCTGGGCCGTGTCACCGACGAAATGAAGCGGTGATGCCTCCCCGTCATCCACGCCAGAATGCAGCACGCCGTCTGGTATTCCTGGTGGAAGATTCCGGACCTTGAGCCATTTCAGTGCCTGCACCAACTGCGGCAGGTATTTTGTTTTGAGCGCGTCAAGCCGTGATTCGAGAAGCTGGGCGATTTCGCACAACAGCATCCAGCGACGTAAAGATCGTGTCGTCATGCCGTCGCGTCTTCTGGTAAGAACTCATGCACTGAGTCATTGAACCTTTCCTGCGCCGCATCATCGTCATAGCCATCGAAGCCATAGCGGCCTTGATCGATGTCGATTTTCGCATCATCGAATACTTCGGTCCAGCCATCGCTGAGATTGTATGCCGCCTGTTCCTCGCCTTCGGATTTGACATATTCGATGAATTTCTTCAGCGGGACGACAAAACAGCAAGGCGAATCGTATGTCATCTTGTTCGCTGGCTGGCCCTTATCGTCGAGGAACACTACGTAGTCATTATTTTCCAGAGTTTTCGCGTAAATTTCCGATGCTTCGTTCTCCGCGCCGATTTGTAGTCCGTCCTGCACCGCCCAATTCGCCGCCTGTTGCAGATCATTGTCATTCGTGTCTCTGAACAAATCCATAATCGAACCAGCATCCGATGGATCGTAATCCTCGATCTCTTCCGCTTCGTCGGGGTGCTCCGCCTGGAGAAATTCTCCAAGTCGGGTCAGCACGTCAGGTTCCAATGAATCAACCAAATCGCTGACCTGATGATGGTCGGCGGTCACGTCATAATGTTCAATATTATCTTCCCCATTGACCAGTTTGTTGACCCATTTCGCGGTATCATTGCCGAGTTCTTCCACGAGTTCCTGAGCATCTTTAAACCACTCGATGATCAGATCATCACCAATCCAAGGTGCCCGCTCCTTGTTCATACCTTTGCCAATGCTCAGGTCCATGCCCTCGCACCAATCCTCGACCATGGATTTCACGATTTTGGTGTTACCGTGGATTTTGTATGCTGACACCAGATCACCAAATCCCGGTTTGACGAGGATCAGTCGCTTGGCGTCTTCATCGGTCAGCGAGGATGATTTGATCTTTGAGTCATCGTCCCATTTCTTCGCGTCTGGTTCCTTCAACAACATATCGGCCACAGCACGGCTCAATGATGCTCCAAGCTCGTCCACGCGACTGCGAAAAGTGCGGTTTTCTTCTTTGTTCTCGTAAGACGAGAGAGCATCGGTGGGATAGAGACCCATGGCACCATCGAACAGCGTGCCGGTCAGTAGTCCTTCACCGAAATCATCGGCAACATCGCGTAGCATATCATCATGTGAAACGCCCAGCACCAATTCACGGCCTTGCTTGGTATTCACCTGTCGCCATTCCAGATAACCCACTCGCAGGAATGGCTTGGCGACCTCGCTCAGCGTGCCCCATTTGCCATCGCGATAGTAGAGACCCAGTTGCGCCACTCCGTCTTCGTCGCCCGTGATATGAAGCTTGTTCATGAGGCTGGCGATTTCTTTCGGCTGGCCCGGCTGTGCATTGAGAATCCAGAATCCGGTCATGTCCGACATCAGGCTGCCATCAGGCGCGACATTCGCTTGCAGCAATATGGCACCTCTTGGTCCTTTTTTGCTTTTAATCACGAAACCTTTGCCGAGAGCATAGACAGGCACCGACACCCGAGTATCGTCGCCCATCGAGATCGTGGCTATCGGCTCACCATCCATGTTCTCGAATACTTGTTCGACCTTCGGGTGTTGCTTGAAAAACGCATCCAAGTTGACTGATCGATCATCGACATCCATGAACTGACCACTGGCGAAACTGAATTGCCAAAGCTCGCCAGTGGATTTGTCGGTGATGATGTACAACGGTCCTTGCTTATTGTATTGGTCGAAATAATTGTCGCCTCTGGTGGGATGACGACCTTCCGGACAGCCCCAGGCGGTGCACCATTCGGTGTTCCGACCAAAATACCCCGCCGCCGCCTTGGTCTGCGGTGAGATGACGCTGTAATCCGGCCCATCATAGATGATGTTGGACTGGGCGCGCATCTCCGCGTCTTTGGTCGTCGCCACGGCCTGTCGATTATCCTGTTCGCCACGCAGGGCATGGTTCAGATCGGACAGGGACTTGTACTTGTTGATGTCGGATTTCTCTTTGGGGATTAGTCGCTCTTTTTTCATCTGCATGAATTTGGTGAGCGATTCCCCTGCGTAGATGAGGTCTTCGACCGGCATTGGCTGTTGCTTACGTGTGATCAACGTGAGCAGCCACTGCACGTTCTTTTTCAGGGGATCGGGATCAAGTTGGACGATGTAGGTCAGAAACTCGGTGGCGACCTGTTGCAGCAGCGCCTTGAATTTGGCGTTGGGTCCGGTGGCCTTTGGATTTTCCACGTTGGTGGGCTGAGCATATAATGGCCTGCTGAGTTGCGCTATCCACAGATCGTGAAATGCGCGAAAAGCGGGAATGTGTTGCGCGATCATATCAGGAAGCCGGATCAAATGATCCCTGTGTGGTTCATGAATCATCGCTTCGAGCTTGGGCAAGAAGGTCTTCGTCAGGAATTCCATGCGGTTTTCGAGGATGAGCGTCTGAAGACGCAACGCCTCAACCAGCATCATATGACGACGCATGCTCATTCCGGTGATGCTAACCGCTTGTGATCATCGTTGCCACCAACTCTTATGCCATTTTTCTGCACCCAAGCGTAGACATAGTACCCCATGTCATCATGACCCAGAAGAAACGAGAAATCGTCGGTCTTCCACGGACTGACCTCGATCTCCTTACCATACAATGTTATCTTGGCTTTCTGCCCAGGCACGCCATTCTTCATGACCCACGCCATCATCGCCTTGACCTCGGTCTCCGAATTCATGCCAGGGACCGTGGCGAGCATCTGAATATCCTCGATCCTGGTATTGGTGTACTCGCGAAATAGGGCGCGACCCACAGCGCGAATGGCGTTCAGCATGTAGCCAGGCAAATCCTTCACCTGAGTCCATTCCGGAATGATGCGTCCACCGTCAAGAGAAATCTCGCGGCTGATGATCGCTGGTAGATTTTCGTTGGTTGGAATGATCGGATGCTCGCCCACGTCGTCGCCCCAGTTGCTGTTCGCCCTGGCTTCCTCATCGCTGATTTCGTCTTCCATACCATGGTTCAGTATCCCGTGCATGGCAGCGGCCATTCCTGGATCGTTCATGTCAACGCCAGCCGTCCGAGGCACCTTACGGGTCGTTTTCTTCCCCGGCAACGCGGGCGCACCCGCAGGGCCATCGGCCTTCGCCACGCCTTTGCTACCGGCTTCCAGATCGGGGAAGAGATCGTACGTGGGTTTGGTTTTCGTGTCGGTTTTGCTACCTTTGTCCTCGGGAGATTTTTTCCTGGCCTCGAACAGATGTCCACTCACGATGTCTATAAAGTTCCGCACGGTAATTCCCCCAATGGGATATTTATTAAATAGTCGATGCGGTATCATCAAATCATCGAGGGCATCGAAGACCCTGAGTTTAAATCATGGTTTGGTAACAGCAAGGTCGTCAACGCCGCAGGCATACCGATCATCGTGTATCATCAAACCAGCGTCGATAACGTCGAATCCATCGAAGCCAATGGCTTCGACATCGAGCGACTGGGCGCGCGAGCTTCCGATGAGCAGATGCCGAATGGCATATTCTTCAAGAGGACGACCGAGGATATCGGGGTTGGCGGCAGGGACGCCAAGAAGGCGCAAATGCCCTTCTTCCTGTCCATTCAGAAACCTCTCTACGTGAATGATCGTGACGATCTTCATGCGTTCCTCTCTCGGGACGCGAGCTATCAAGAGTTCGCTCGGAAAGTGAAGGATGCCGATCATCGCCTGGCGCAAGCCTATGAGAAATTGATGGATCGCTCCTACATCAGCAAGCGTGAACCAAACCCAACAAGCGCCAGACCATTCGCATCAGCAGAACATTATGACATCGCCTCGCAAAAACTCAATTTTCAATGCACTCGCTATCTCAACAAGGTCGCCGCCATCGCTCGCCAACGGGCCACCGAGGTACTCAAGGCGCACGGGCATGATGGATTGTGGATGAAAGCTGACAAGGGTGGTGGGTTGTTTGGCAATCGCTTCGCGCCGGAGACCATCGTGGTGTTCGACAAAAATCAGGTACGTTCGGCCAAGGTGGAGCGACAGGCGGAAATCGACCGTTCATGGGGACGAGCCGCATGAGATTGCACGAAATTTAACCGTCGTGTATCATCATCCATGGTCAAGAGGATAAGACAATGCCAGAGATCACTCGCGGCGAGGCTCGCCAGTTACACATGGTCAGTACCAAGACGGGCTATGCGATCATCAACGATTTCTCAGAGGTAGTGCTCGAACTATCCATCGCGGCGGGAAAGCCGATTTTGTACGACACCTATTGAAGTCCGAAGCTACCCGAGGTCGCCAGCATCTTCTTGCGTGGCGTTGTCGCTGGCTATCATGCCGCCAAAACGCCCACCCGCAAGGTATCCACCGATTCAATGGAGCTTCCAGAGTTGTTACGCAATCATGACGCTCGTGGAGCGACCGATTGATCTGATCGTGGTCGTCTGACCATGTAGTCATCATATTTCTGCACGCTCCACCGATCATGATGTGGGACGTGCAGAAAGCCATTGCGAATGTACCACGCCACGAGATCATTCTGATTGAGCGAGTCGGAGACATCCTCCTCGTTATTCCACCAACCATGTTCGACCGCTGAGAGTGGACAAACTTCCAGGGTCACGTCCAGGTCATCCGCCAGATCGGTGATGGCGCGCAGAACCTTGGACCCACCGCCCTGGCCGCGATCCTGAATATAGAACGAGCGGATTTCCACGGTGTGATCGTCGCGCACGAGCAATGCCAGTATCGCAGGCAATGAATATGCCTGATGTATCAACATTTTCGCGGGTGTGTCGTCCATCATAATATTTATGAGTGAACTCACGACCTTGTCGATAACTTGGGATATTATAGCGACCTAAATACTACCATAATCAACAGAATGGTCTCCTCATGGCGAAATTTCGCTTTGTATCCCTACTTCCTTTGTTCAATCAAACCACGGATTTGGCCAATTTTTTCTCGTCGACCATCGACGAGGTGTTTCAACCCGGTGAGACACTCCAGATCAGTGGCTATATTGGACGGGTGCCACCATTCTACAATCCCATCACGGATTTCTACATTGGCGAGCCGACCGCGAGCCGCGCGTTCTATCAACTCGAAGCCGGAATGATCAGCACGAACGCCGCGTCGGTGATCACCAATACGCTGACCTATCCCGATCTGATCAACTATCTGATGACATCGGGCGCGAATGTCACCAATCATCAACGTCTGTTCGAGACCGAATACTATAGTTGGGCTCCCCCGATCAACATCGACATGATCGTCAATTACACTGACTATTACTGGTTCGGGGATGATTCAGGGTCGGCTGATCTGCCAACCTTGGTGCTCACGGTGCCAATGAGTAACTACACGGGCGATGGCACGACCACGAGTTTCGCGTTGCCGGTCACCATGCTTTCAGTGCCATCGGCGAATGAAAATCCAACGGTTTTCGTCAACAACATCCTGGTCTCCGCCAGCGTATCTGGCTCCAACATGATTTGCGCCACCGCGCCAGCGAACGGCACCACGGTGTTGGTTTGTCGCACGCCCGATCTGGTATCGGTCATCAACGGTCAGACCACGGTCAATATTTCCGACATCAATTCCGAAGGTGTCGAGTTTCTGACATCGAGCATGCGAATTCAAATCATCGATCCGACGTTCCTGATCGGTGGCTGGGATGCGCAGCCGTGGGATTACAACCTGTGGGATTACAGCGGCACCAACGTGCTGATGGTGGACGGCGTCGGTCAGAGCATCAGACTGACATTGGATACCGACATCGTGCGCGGACTGGAAGCGCAGTATGTGACGATTGATCGATCATCCACCCAGGAGAACGGTTGGTCCAATCATAATTCATGGGTTCATGTCAGTAGCTTCGCCTGGACGGGACTGGATTTCACCTCGCGCAAAGGCGAGCGGCCAATCATAGAATTCATCCGTGACCTGGTGATGTATCCGGGCATCGTGTGGCAGGAGAGCACCGATCCATTATTCATGCTTTATGACTTGGATAACGTCGCCCTGAACGATCCGTTGACCTATCCGGGAAGTAATTTCGCGGGCAACAGAATTTTTGGTTATGAACTTGGAACGTATGCGGACCCTCTGCTGGGGGATCGTCTGATTGCGTTTGACGCCAACGGCTATCCGGTATTCCAGAACGACGCGTACGCCGTCACCTATCAGTATGGTTTGAACACGATCACCAGCATGGCCAATTACGCGACCGAAACCACGGCGGAATTCACCGGGGCGATCACCGGCACCTCGCTCACCGTGTCAGGATTGCAAGAAGGCACCATGCTCAGCGGCCAGACGATCAGCGGAACGGGCGTGCCATCCGGCACCACTATCCTGACCGGGTCGGGCGGCGTCGGCATCTATGGCATCAATACCTCGCAGAGCGTCGGTACCGAACAAATGACCGGCTCGGTGATGAATTTCTCGGCGCTGTGGTATCTGGCGGACGGCACCACGACCCAGAGCGTGACCAATGGATTTTACAACATTCCGTCCAATCTGCAAGGCAACCCATCGTCGGATGATGTCACGCTGATCTCAGAGAGCACATGGATCGATCATTTTCAGTCGCTGCTGGCCAATCAGACTGGTTTCGTTGGCCAAACGTTGGGGGTAAACAACTATCGCGATACCGCGCGTGATCTGAGTGTCGGCACGTCCATCCTCAAGCACAGAGCGCCATTGTTGAAAGCCATGTTGATCGCCTCCGATGAGAGTTTCGACATGCCGCAGGCGATCCGCTACGTGGATCAGGAATACAACAGATTCAGAAACAAATTCATCAGAGCCCTCACCGTCATCAACAACAATGGCTCGCTGTCGCAGGTTGATCCAACCGTCTATCCGAGCACCTGGGTGGCGGCGGCGCTGGCCAACATCACTCGCGACAAAAGTCTCAGTTTTCCTTTCGCGCTCAATACAATTGGGGGTGGGCAATATTTCATTCCGGCGACGCCAGCCGCGCTCGGCGTGTTGGCGGCGGTCATTCCGGCGATGGTGGTGGATTACACGTACGCCACGCCGATCCTGATGATTCAAGGCCATGACGGCAGCCTGACACCCGCGTTCAATGACTGGCGGGATGATGTGCTGTTGGCGTTGGAGACGCAGATTTATCAGAATCTTCCGGCGCAGTTTCAGACCGACGCGCGACCGGTGTTCGATATCTATCAGTGGATCGGCAACGCGTTCGGCACGCCACTCAATGGCTACACGTATTTTGAATTCACCGCCATCATGGCTCCGTTGTTCCAGTACTGGGCGCAGAGCAATCAACTGGATTATCGCACAAATGTCGGTTATGACGCGAACAATTCCTTCACCTGGAATTTCAATGGCGTGGTCGACATCCTGGGCAACACGTTGCCTGGCAACTGGCGCGCGATATACCATTTTTACTACGGAACGGATGCGCCGCATACCAGACCATGGGAGATGCTTGGCTTCGTCAGTCAGCCGACCTGGTGGGTTGGCACTTATGGCAGCGCTCCGTACACCTCCGCCAACACGGCGCTGTGGACGGACCTGGAGAATGGCAACATCGCGGCGGGCGTGCGCGCTGGCGTCGATCCATTGTACGCGCGTCCTGGGCTGTCCAATCTGCTGCCGGTGAACATTCTCGGCAACCTGCTTGATCCGTACAACATTGGTATCGTCATCATCGATCTGCCGGGATCGGTGGCGAGCCGTTCATGGGTGGTGGGTGATCTGGGACCGGTGGAGTACATCTGGACCAATTCACCATCGTATCGCTATGCCGTGGCCATCGCGGCGTTCCTGATGAAACCAGCGCGTTTCATGGAAGAATGCTGGGACAGTCTGAACATCGGCTACGTGGGAACGCAGTGGGTGGAAATTCCGCTGCTGTCAGGACCGTTGAACAGTCTGCAATACGTGCATGGCGAGACCACGCCAAGTGGGACCACCGCCGTGGTCACTGGCGTGCAACAATGGGTGGCGGATTACCTGTTATCTACCGGCGTGTCATCGAGCGGGTTTGGCAACGCGATACGCGGGCTCGACGTGCGTCTGATCCATCAGATGGCGACATTCGTATCCACCGACAACATCAAGGCGACGGCTGATAATTTCGGTCTGCTGCCAGAAGAAGATGTCAATGTCGTGCTGTACACCTCACCGAGCAGTGATGTCGAGGTCTACAGCGGCGTCATCATGGAGTGGACGGGCAGTGGATGGCGGGCGATTGGTTATGACGCGCGCAATTCCTATTTCAATATCATCCCACCCGATCCAAGTGGCCCAAAGGGTCTGATTTCGTTGGCCACGGCGAGCGAGCCGACCATCGTCACATGGCGTCCGAACACTTATTATCCAACCAGCATCCTGGCCAGTTATCTGAACTCGGTGTATCAGTGCACGAAGAGTCACACCAGTGGGCCGCAATTCGAGAATAACTTCTGGATGGCGCGTCCGGATTTATCGACCTCGATGATACGCGCGCCAAGTGTCATCACTTATGGACGAAATCTCAACACGGTTCAACAGGTGCCTTATGGCACGCAATTCACCACTTATCAGGATGTCGCCAATTTCCTGTTGGGCTGGCAAAGCTGGCTGGTGAGTCGTGGCTGGGTGTTCAACAACACCAACGCGTCCGGCACGATCCTCGACTGGTCCCTGTCGGTCAGGGAATTCCTGGTGTGGGCGCAGACGCAATGGGCACCCGGTAATTTCATCGCGATGTCGCCAGGACAACAGGGCCTGACCTTCATCACGGCGACTGGAACGATTCTCAATGTCGAGGACAACGTCACCGGTTTCTTTGGCCTGCTGGATCGCGCCGGAAACCCGATCCCACAGAAGAACGTGATCATCGACCGGCTGGACGGTCAACTCACCGTCACCGCGATGGACAGCGATATATTCTGTACCAGGCTTGAGATCGCATCCATCGAGCATGCGCTGGTATTCAGCAATGTTTCGATTTTTGATGATGACATTTATCTGCCAATTTTCAACATGCGACAGGAGCGACTGAAGCTCTGGGCGTATTGCTCCACAGCATGGGCGGGGCGTCTCGACGCGCCAGGATTTTACATCAACGGCAATATCCTGAATTCGAATTTCGATAAAGCCGCCAACGACGTGAGATACATGTTTGGTATCGAGGAAGCAACGCAAAAAACGTTGTGGACGTACGCGCGGCATAACATCGGGTTCCAGGAGAGATCATACATGAATGATCTTGTCATAGCTGACTCGGAACAATTTGAATTTTATCAGGGAATGATTCAGCAAAAGGGCGCGCTGGGCGTGTTCCAGAAACTGATGCGGAGCAATGTCGCGTCGAGTGACAGTGACATTCAGTTCCTCGAAGAATGGGCGTTCCTGCTTGGTATCTATGGCGCACCGATTGATCCGTTCATCACCTTTCAGATCACCCAGACCGATACCAGGGATGATCCACAAATCGTTCGTTTCGTTAACACTCCGTCCGCGCCACTGGACTGGATCATCATGCCATTGTCCGATTCCCTGTGGTTCGATAAACCGGCTTCGGCGGCGTTCTTCCCGTTGAACACCAGCTATGGCAACTCGTCCTATCCGATCGCCGGTCCCGTGCGGCTCACCGACGCGACCTACACACAGTTTTACATCAGTACGGTCCCCGACCTTTACAACACGCTGTTCGGAAATGGGGAGACGGCGTTTCTCGCTGGAACCCTGACCTGGATTTATGAACGGGCAGACGGCACCTACACGGTGCTGGAAAGTTATGAGACCGGCGTGACTGATGGCCAAATTCAACCAAATCTGATTCTCATGGTGGAAACCGAGAACGAGGACTCGACCATCGATCCCAATGTCAGTCGGATTTTCTTTCAACTGCCCATCGATATGACGGAAACCGATATTGGCGCGCTGTTGGTGGTCGATGGCACCAGCCTGTCAACTGCCGATCTTCAGGGCGTGAACACGATAACCTCGGTCAATATCTTGCTGAATTACGTCGAGGTGAATGTACCTGGAACGATGGGTTATGATTTCACGCCGACCCCCACACTCGCGCCATTCGTGCGGATACTTCGCGAGGTACGTTTCCCGACCGTCGCGGCGCTGAACGCCGTGACCTATCTGTTCAACATTGGCGACATGGCATGGATCGATGACTATTCGAATGGTCAATGGGCGGTTCTGCAATGGAACGGAGATACATGGACCGCTATCAGAAATCAACCCTTACGAGTGGATACGACAACGATATCCGATACCTGCATCTACGCCGAGAACGTGACCATCACCAATCAACAGATCATCGCTCATTCGCCTTTGGTAAATGTGGTCGACGTGATCGATCCGATCAGTGGTCTGATCGCCGGGATTTCCGAGCGAGACATCGACTTCCGGACAGATTATGATCCGGCCCGATACAACAGTGGCTACGTCTCATCGACTCCTGACACCTGGGGCGCGAAGCAGGTTGGCCGCGTATGGTGGAATTTGTCCACCGTGAAATTCCTTGATCCTTACACGGATATTATCGGTGCATCTCAAACCAGGGATTTGGCTGAGCTTTACTATCGTGCCAATAACTGGGCGCAGATCGCGCCCAACACATCGGTGGACATTTATGAATGGACACAAAGCAGCGATGATCCAGGGTCTTATTCCGGTGCAGGAACAGTTTACGTGGTACCGAATGGTAATCCTAACATCGTCGATCCAACCGATCCCGACGCTGGATATAACTGGGTCGAGGAAATCGCGTACGATCCGGTCTCAGGTCTCACCACGACCACCTATTACTACTGGGTATCGGGACTGACCACGGTTCCCATGCTGCCATTTCGCAACACCGACATTACCACCATCGCGGCTGGCATCACCAACCCATCGAGTCTCGATCTCTCCTTTATGTCACCGATCAACGCGGACGCGCTCATCGTCAGTGGCGTCATTCAGTTTCTGAACGATGTCGATTCCGTGATGAAAGTGAGATTGACGCTGGACACGGGCAATAACCCAGGCACGCATGATGAATGGATATTGATGCGTCCGACCGACGAGACATCACTGCCTCCGGATCAGTTATGGTTCAAGTTGCGCGACAGTCTGATGGGTTTCAACGTGCTGAACAATTTCAGTAAGTTGCCCGATCCATCGCTGGCTCCCACCCGTGGCACCGGTATCGGTTTGTTGCAAAACATGTTCCAGGTGGACGATTCCGATGGTACACGTTCCGGCCTGATGGACGCCAGAGAGACCTTCGTTGAAAGCATCAACAACATTCTGGCGGAGACCGCGATTTCCACCCAACGTCAGACCTATATCAGCACGATAGAACGCAGCACGTCCATCGATCCAAATCTGATCTGGACCCAGATTGATGAATCGTATCCGTATGAACCAGCCCCCACGAATGAATGGGATGTCATGGTTTATAGTTTGGATCAACGCAATAATCTCATCGCGAGATCGGATTTCATCAACGCCACCGGCATCATTCGGGTGTTGATTGATCGGCGTGGCAACCCGTCGCCGTATCAGGGTTGGAGCATCTGGAACTATAATCCAACCATCGCGGCCAAGTATGACGGGCTGTCGGCGATTTTGCAGAACGCGGACACCGTGTTCACGCTAAGAACCTCATATGAATGGTCAGTGGCCAATGAGACGGCGCTCGACGCTTTGGTCAACATCCCCACCCCGACCATCAATGTCGGAGATCGGGTACTGGTGGAAGCCGATAACAGCGGCTTCTGGGCGATCTGGAAATGGGAACCGGGCAATTCACAGGCGAATGCTCTGGGCTTCGTTTTATGGCGCGTGCAAACCTATCGGACCACAGATTTCTTTTCGTTCGTGAACTGGTACGCCAGTGGCTATTCAGCATCCAACCCGCCCATCGTCACCTACGCGACAACAGCCGCTCGCAATAGCACTGAAGGCACATCGCCCAACAATCTGTTCGTGGTGGTGAGTGATGACGGCACGCCGGATCATTCCTGGATTTGGACGATGTTCGATGGGACGACCTGGAACACCGTCGCGCTTGAAAATGGCACCATCGCGTTGAGCAGCAGTTTCTATAATCCATTGCTGCCAATTCATGGCATCAATTCGCTCAGTGTAACCGACATCGCGAACCGTGATGGCACATGGGAAATCTACATCCTCGCGCAGGCGCTGAGATATGGCGGCTTGTTGCTGGACAGCGAAATCAACCAGAACTGGTTCGATATCGTGAATTTCTGTCACGCGCAACAGGCTGACGTGGCATGGGCGTTCAAGACTTCCTTCATGACCATCGCCGGATACAACATACCGCTCGAACAGACACCTTATCTGATCCCCGATCCTACGGATGATCTGATCGATTACATCAACGAGGTCAAACCCTACCATGTGAAGATACGTGAATATTCCACGCAGTACAGTCTCAACATGGATGACGCCAGTGGCACGATCACCGATTTCGACAATCCGGTTTATCTTGATCCTTCAACAAATTTGTATCGCCCGCTCGATCTCGTCAACGACATCGCCATTTTGCAGACACTGCCATGGAGCTATTGGTACGACAATTATCAGTCCGCGCCGAATCTGGTGCGCGGCTTCGACATAACGATCATCTTTGATCGTTACGATGTCGATGACAGTTGGGATACCTCGCCATGGGATTCCGGCCCCTGGGATGCCACCGACAGTCCGTTCACCTCGGTCTATGTCCACACCACGGTCACCACGTCTCTGCTGGTTAATAGTGCAACCATCGAAGTGGATGATATTCGCTTCCTGCAATATGTCTATGGTGGTCTGACACCGGTCAGCGAGACGCTGCCACTGACCATCAATATCGGAACGCATAGTTATCAAATCGCCGCCATCGTGCCCGACGCGGTGAACGTATCAACCACTCAGTATGGCGTCAGTGGCACTTTGACCACCGTGAGCGGCCATATTTACATGTCCGATGGCGTAGCTGGCAACGTGGTCGAGGCCGTCATCAACATGCCATCGGCATCATCGCGAATCGCGCAAAGTTACACACCGACCGCCAACATGAATCCGAACGATCCTGACGCGCTCATGGATCGTGGAATGAAGAGTGAATCACTGAATTTCGTCCTCACGGCAGATGCGCCATCCGGCGCGACCGTGCTGACCTTCTCCGACACCACGGGTATCCTGGTCGGTCAGCCGGTGCTTGGCCCCAACATCCTTCAAGGCACCACGGTGCTGGCGATGGACGACACGACGGTGACGTTGAGTGGCCCGACCGTTGGCGTCATTGGGGCGGGAACCTATGTCACCATCGATCTGCCGGATTGGGTCGATGGCTATGAGCTTCAGAACTACACCGCTCCCGTGTCAGAGTTCGACATGGCTCCGTTCGACACGGACCCGCTCGATATCGTCACCACCATTTATGATTCGACTTATGATGGCTCCACGTTGGCATCACCAGCCATCGATTACAGCATCAATCCTCCGTTGACCAGTCGTCCGGGCGGCTTCGATTTGCGTTCGCCGTATTACTCGGCCAATCATCCGGAGGAACGGATTCCGTTCATTGGTGATGATAATATACAGATCACCGTCTCGGCTGATGAGGACGTTGGTGGTCCGTCACAAATCATCAAGGTCTATGATGTTAGTGCTTACACGACCGCTACCGCGACACTATATTATGATCTGATAGCGCAATCATCGGTCGCCGTCATGGTTTTCATGGACGGCGTGCGCGGCGTGCTGGGAACCGATTACACGCTGGATTATTTTGATCGTACCGTCACCGTCAACATCACTGGCGTGAACCTGGTGCAAATTCATGTTTTTGGTTTCGGTGGCACATCAGTCATCGACGACCGAAACTATGTGTCATTTTCAAGCAATCCAATCACCCTGGACATGGCTTCGACCACGGCCAACGTCGCGGTCGTGCAAGACGGAGTTCTGTTGGCCAGTGGCTACACGGTGAGTGGCAGTGAGGTCACCTTGGCGTCGCCACCGAGTTCCGGCACCGATGTGGCGGTGATCGTTTATGATGGCGGCGCATCGACCGCCACCACGATGGTCACCCAAACGCTGAGTTATCTCACGCCACCCGAGGTCATCCTTTGCAGCTTCACCGCCGCTAATAACACGTTGCTGCAAAGCTATTCAAACGGCAGTGACATCAGCGCGAGCTTCACCAAGATAAGCACGATCAATGGCGAGATCGAAAGCGACGCCCTGGTCCCCGCGTCGGTGGGCGCGATTGAATATCAGGCGACCACGGTGCCCGCCATCTCGGATTACATCGTCACTTTCAATGTCAATCTGACGAGCTACGGCGAGGTGCCGCTCAATAGTTCGATCATCTACGCGGTCGGGCGGGCCAATGGCTCGAATAACGGCTATCAGGCGGCGATCACGTCGAATGGCACGGACATGTTCGTGCAACTTATGGTCATGCCAAGCGGTATTCCCACCGTGGTGGAGCTTGGAACGCTCTCCAGCGGGTTTTACACGGTGATCATGACCATGGTGGGGTCCACCATCTCGGTGGCTGTACAGAGGTCGGAGGACGGCACCTGGCTGACCTCGGTGGGATCGTGGATCAGTCTTCCTTCAACCGCCATCGTCATCACCGATTCGACTTATACCACTATTGGTCATGTTTTGATCGGCGGCACATGGGAAGCTTTGTCGGGCAACTACTTCACGATGACCCAGCTTCAGGTTCTTGATTTCTATGCTCAGAGTTGGACCTTGAGTCCGCGTGATTCACAGACTGTCCCGGAACATGCCGGAACCATCGTCGAGGTCGATGGCGAAAGACTGGCTCCGCCGATGACCTGGTATGGTACGTTCACGATTGAAAATCCTTCGATGTTCCTGCCCGTTCCGCCAATTAACACGACCACCGTCACGATTTACGTCAATGGCGAATTGTATGGCAACTCCGTTCCCTTCGCGTTCAATGCTGGCCCTTTCAATGGCTGGATCGCTGGCACGGTTCTTACCATCATGAATCTGGAAAGTCCTAATTTCCTCGCCGTCAATGGTGGTGTCCTTTCACAAAGCGGTGTCGCGACTGGCACGACAATCGTCGAGCAGCTAACCGGCACGACAGGCGGTCTTGGAACGTACACTGTCTCTATTTCACAAACCGTTGGTTCATCGATCCAACCGGTGACGATCCTGGAAACCTATGGCGATTATCCCTATGGGATGATCGTGCCTTCGCCGCCGCCAACCGACATCACCGGACAATTTGTGTTTTTCGACAGTTTAATGGTGTCGCTTGAGGCAGACTTCACGGGTGAGGTCGCGGTCGTGCTTGAGTTTGTTGGCACGACACCGGATTACACGATCAGTTCCGGCGTCCTCACCATCAACCGACCGTTAAGTTATCTGAACCGTATCGAGGCGACCATCTTTGAAAACGCCTCATCGATGGGGCTTCAGACCGTCACCTATCCGACCGGCTACGTGGGATGCTATTTCGTTCCCGTGCCATTTGAGAAAAGTTATGCTTTGGTGACGATGAACGGTCTCGCCCTGGCACCTGACATCAATTACCAAATTGGTGGCACCGACATCGGATGGGATGCGACGTTGTTGAACAGTAATCCGTGGGATTATGGCATCAACGACTCCATTATGAACATTTTCAATCCTACCGTGAATGGACCGATTGTCGCCACCATCGCCACCGCTCAGGCGGAGCGCGAATCGTTGTCCTGGGTGGTGTCGACCAATACTCCGGCGTTCTATCGCATGACTCCGGTGCTACTGGCGAACGGTCAACAGGAAACCGGATTATCGACCAACGCGCCTACCGTGCCGTTGCCATTGTTCAACGCCAGTTTCGAGTATTGCCGACAGACGCCGTACATGGCCGGTTCACTGGTGAACACGCTCGCGCCGACTGACACGCAAATCGTGGTGTCGTTGTTCCTCAAGCAACTGGCTCCCAAGTTACAGGAACCAAATTTGTTTTTCGATCCCATCGTGGGTCAGCCAGGCGTGGTCTGGATTGGTGGCGAACGGATCGAATATTTCGCCTACGCGGCATCGGATGGCGTCGCCACGCTCAGCGGATTACGACGCGGCACGCATGGTACCACGATAGCTGAGCAGCGTAGCGTCAACGGTGGCACGGCGAACGGCAGCGCGCAGACCTACACCATTAGCACGGCGAACGGTGTTGGAGTGCTTGAGGTGGCCGTCAATGGCATTCCGTATACTGATTTCATCGCCACCACGGTGGATGATAGCATTCTGGTCGTGTTGACGGCTGCGGCTGGCGCGTTCGTCACCGTGGCGATGACCAATGGGTTCATCTATCCGATTGGTACTCAAGTGTTCAATGGCTCAGAGCAGTTCACCCTTCCGGTACCGGTGGGAATGATCGCGGGTGACCGTGAAGCGGAACCAATGCACCAGATCATCGGTAACTAAAAGTGTAGATTTAATTCGAGCATAAATAAAGTCATGAGTAAAAATGATGAGCTTCTTGACCCTTCGAATGTAAACGTGATCGGTCATCTTATTATCCGTGATCCTGATACCGGGAAAGTGATTTTACGTCAAAGAGATAAAGAAAGTAAGAAGAATAATGACAACAAAGACTGATCTGATCGACGCATCGTACCCGAAAATCATTGGTCTTGTGAAGGTTCAGGATTTTGATAGCAAGGAAATCCTCCTTGATACGACCAACGCGGTCAATTTTGAAAGTCTCTCGTATGCTCTGGCGCTATCCTTAGCAAATCGTCCGAACGGCAATATCATGCAGATGGTGTTTGGCAATGGCGCGTCAGCGGTTTCCGCCGTTGGCACGATCACGTATCTGCCGCCGAACGTCGTTGGTCTGGACGCGACCTTGTACAATCAGACCTACGCGCAGTTCGTCGATGATCTGAGTCCACTGAATACTGATCCGACCGACAATTTCATCCGGGTCAATCACACACTGGGCAATACTTATTCCGATGTCGTGGTCACTTGCTTGCTGGACTACAATGAACCATCCGGCCAGGAAGCGTTTGACGATGCTTCCGACGTGGCTGGAACGTTCATTTTCGATGAGATTGGACTGACGACCTATGACCCAGTCAGTTTGACTTCCATTTTATTGTGTCATGTCATTTTCCATCCTGTGCAGAAATCTCTCAATAGAAGAATCGAGATAATCTACACACTTCGAATCATCATGGCCTGAACAGGAGATTATCTTGCCATATACAGTCACTTTAACTAACGGAACGCTTCTCACCACGGTCGCCGACACGACTGTTGACAACACGTCATCACTCACGCTCGTCGGGCGGAATTTCGCTGGTTACGGTGATTACATCGCGGAGGATTTCGTTCATCTGTTGGAGAATTTCTCCTATGCCACCCCTCCGGCGAATCCGTTGGTGGGACAGCTTTGGTATAACACGACCCTGGCCCAGTTGGAAATCTGGAATGGCACGGCGTGGGCCACGTCAAACATTCGTGGCGTGGGAGCCATCACCGAGGTCGCGACCGATGCCGCGCTGCCAGCGGCCAGTCTCGCCGCCTCTCCGGTCTATCTGATCGATGCCTACAACAGCTACAATGGCTTGCCCGCGCTCGCCAATCGCCTCGGCAATTCATGGTACTACTATCCATCCTATGTGGACAAATACGCCCTTGATGTTGGCATCGCCAACGCGCTCAGCGCGTTCATCGAGCCAGCGCCAAACTCACTAGCGTGGATGGTCGGAATATCGTTCAACATAAACGTGGCGAACACCAATACAGGGGCGACAACGCTCAATCTGAATTCTTTTGGCGCGGTCAACCTCATCAATACAACCGGGGTGGCTCTTACACCGGGCGAAATATCTGCTGGTAGCGTGATAACCGTCGTTTATGATGGCTCCAATTTCCAATTGGTTGGCGGAGCCAACTGGCTGAATTCGCCACATTTCACGGGCGAACCGACCATAACGGATGCGAGCACCAGTTCTGAATCAAGTTTAACAATCTCGTCGGTTAATAACAACGTTGGTGCCAATATCAAACTGATTGGCAATGGCTCGACCACGCCGAACAAATACATTCGAGTTTTAAACGGCGTATTCAGTCTCGTTAACAGTGCGTATACGGAACAAATTCTCCAAATAGATGATGTTGGGAATATCACCGGTTATGGAAATCTTGCCGTACCTGGCCAGATAACAGCCACCGGACAAATCGTCTCAACCGGTTCAAACATCTCCGCAGCAGGCGAAGTCATAGCTGGTACCAACGTGGTCGCCGCCGCCGATGTCCTCGCCAACTACATTCAGGCTCCCAACATCACCGCGACTGCCCAGATCGCTGGTAATACGGTCGTTTCGAACTCAACCGTCACAGCAGCGGGGGCTATAACCGCCAATACCGGAAATATCACTGCCTCAACTGGATATTTGGTGGCCGCTCATGGCGCGGCTGGAACCGGAAATCCAGCCATCGGTACCATTCTGAACGACTTTCTTGGTTGGAGCGCAGCCCAAAACGGCTATCAGATTTTCCCAAATGGTCTGATCATCAATTGGGGAAGCCTTGTCGTACCAACCACTGGCGCTAATCAGTCGGTCGGCCTCAATTATGCTTATCCGAACGCCCATCTCGCGGCATTCGCATCCTTTGGAGCCGCTCCAACGGCCAACAATTACGTGGGTGCTGCGCCAGATGGTAACAGTAATATCGCTATCGGCTTGATCGCAACGGTCGACAACAATACCATATATTGGTGGAGTATTGGCTTCTGACTCTATCGTGATTTGCTCCTTGGATAAATAAATCCAGGAGATTATCTTGCCATATATTGTCACTTTAACTGACGGAACGATTCTCACCACGGTCGCGGACACGACCGTTGATAATACGTCATCACTCACGTTGCTCGGACGTAACTTCAGTGTCTATGGCGGATACATCGCGAATGACCTGGTGCATTTGCTGGAGAATTTCGCCTACACCACGCCACCACCGAATCCTTTGGTCGGTCAGCTTTGGTACAACACGACCCTGTCCATTCTGGAAATCTGGAATGGTAGCGCGTGGAACACCTCCGACATTCGCGGCACCGGCATCACCGAGGTCGCCACGGATGGCGCGTTGCCAGCCCCCACGAGCGCCGCCACGGCGTTGTATCTGGTGGATGCCTACAACAGCGACGATGGCCTGCCCGCGCTGGCCAGCCGACTGGGCAGCAACTGGTACTACTATCCGTCCTATGTGAAGAAGTACGCGGTTGACAGTGGCACCGTCAACACCATGGTCGCTGCGCTATCGCCCGCGCCGGGGACATTGGCCTCATTGCTCGGCATTCCGATCAACGTGAAGGTGGCTAATACTAATACCGGCACGACAACGCTCAATCTCAATTCCTTCGGCGCGGTCACTTTAGTCACCGGCAACAACACAATCGCCATTCCACCTGGGCTCATCACGGCGGGTTCCATCATTTCCGTCATCTATGACGGCACGCATTTCCAACTGATATCGTCCGGTTCTCCGGGTCTGGTGTTTCTGGCCGCGCCCTTGACGATCAATGTCGCCACCAGCGGCAATGACACCACCGGCAATGGCACATCCGCCGCTCCCTTCGCGTCGATCAACGGGGCGTGGCAATATTTGCTTCAGACCTACAATGTCAACAGCTATGGGGTAACCATCCAGGTCGCGAATGGCACCTATAACTCCGCCGTCGCCCTTGGAAGGATGCCGAATGGGGCTGGCACCGTCCAGATCGTCGGAAATCCAGGCTCACCCTCCTCGTGCACGATTTCCATCACCTCGGTGAATGATACGGTCGCCGCCAGCGGGAACGTGAATGTGCTGTTCAATGGTTTCACCCTTTCGGCGAACGTTTCCAACACGACCAATTATGGCACCGTCATAAACACTGGTGGCGGGGCGGTCATCAGCATTCAAAACATCACCTTTGGTCTGTACACGAATTTCGCCATGATTTCTTCCACGGGCGGGCAGATCGCAGTCGGTTCCAATATTTCAGTCACCAATGGCGTCACCGCGAACGGGCTCTTCTACGCGCATGCCTGTGGTGTGATCTCGGCCAGCAATACAACGATCAACATCGGAACCGGCGTCTCGTTGGGTGTCACCGCCAACGTCAATGAATGCGGCGTCATCGAAGCCATTGGCCTCGCGTGGACGGGCAACAATTCGACCGGAACTCGTTACTCGGCGAGCACGAATGGCGTGATTCTCACCAATGGCGGAGGAGCCAATTACTTCGTCGGAACCGTTGCCGGTGCAACGAGCAGTGGCGGCCAATACACGTGATTCCCAAGAGCGATAAATAGAAACGAGGATTCCTGAGATGCCCATTTACACATTGTCCAATTGGTACTGGTGCATCGGAGCATCCACCGCACAAGTCTTTAGTTCTGCTACTTTCACTTTCGTGTCACCTGTTGACACAAACTATCTGGCATGGCTCGCGGCGGCCAACTCTCCTACTCAGATCGATACTGGCGTGAATCTCTACGCCGTGCTCGCGCAACAGGTCATTCCGGTCGTCCTGGCTGCGGGTATTCCTCTGATCTCGGTCACCATGCCGCAACTCAACGCGACCTATCCGCTCGATCCGATTTCGCAAGCCTACATGACGGGAATTTCAACCGGCATCACCGCTGGGAAAATTCCGGGGGGTGGGCCAACCTTCCTGTACAACGCTATCGAATTTACTCCTCAATTATTCATCGAGGTCTCCGCAGGATTGATGAGTTATATCTACGATTTCAATCTCGCGCTTGGAACATACTTGGCGACCAACGGTGAAGTTGGGATATTGCCCAGCCTGCCCGTTACGATAGCCTGATTACTTTAGGATTTTTCAAAATGGACAAATTAAGCACAGCACGCAAATTCGGCAAACTTCCCGCCGTACATGATCCTCGCATCCCCGCGCTAAGTGATCGCATGACACTGGAAGTGCTGCCACCACCGCCAACATCCTGCAATTGGTTCTCAGAACTCACGACCATTCAGATGTTGGGGAACGATCAGTACGGTTGCTGTGTAGAGGCGGCGACCTATCACCTCGTCGCCAAGGACTACCAGTACATGAAGGGCGTCAACATTGGCGCGACCACCGCGCAGTGTTTGCAGACCTATTCGGATGTGACTGGGTTCAATGCCGCCGTTCCAAGCTCGGATCAAGGCACCGTCATGCAGGGTCCTGGCGGGATGCTGGAATACTGGGCCAAGAACGGCATCAGCATTGGTCGGGTGCTCAACAAGGTTGGCCCGTACGTGACGGTCAACTTCAATGACATGGTTCAGGTCAGGACGGCGATTGATCTGTTTCAGGCGGTGATGACCGGTGCCACGATGACCGAATCGGTGATGACCCAGGAACTTTGGAACAATCCAACCGGACCCGTGGTCGGCGGTCATGAATTTCTGATCGTTGGTTACGCGCCCGATCCGACGACCGGTCTGAATGTTTATGACATCGAAACCTGGGGCGGCATGTATAAGGCCACAGAGGAATGGCTGACGGCGAGCGTCGATGAAATGATCGTGGTGTTCAACACGGCGATGTTCAATGCTCAATGGCTCAATTCGGCGGGTGTGAGTGAGGCCCAGTTAAAGGCCGATCTGGCTTTGATCGTGAATTCTTAGTATCATCCTCCGATAGTTTGGCTTCAGGGGAAGCAGATGATGCGGATGGTTCTTGGTGTCTATGACTACGTCGGTCTCGTTTACGTTGAGGAAGGAATCGAGATATTTTTACTACGCACCTTGATTGGATGGTGTGTTTTAACCGGTATCCCGGTCTTCGGGGTTGTCTGTTTGTTTGGCAATGTCTCTATATTGCTGTTCGCGGCGGTGAGCTTGTTTCTCTTTTTGCTGCCACCGCTCATCACCATGGGATTCTCCGAATTCGTCATCTGGCGTAAAAACAGAAAATAGTTCTATGCGAACTAAAAATCGTTAGTTTTCCTCTTGACATCAGGGTTTATTATCCCGATACCGTCAGGATGAGAGTTCCAGTAACTCCGCATGGCTGGATACCCTTAAACTTTTTAAGGTATGGCCGATGGTAACCGATCCAAAGAAATGCGCGTTATTGACCACTGACCTCAGTGTGGTTCTTCACAAGCACGAGCCAACCCTCGCTGATTTGATGTGCACGTTCGCCGCGTTAATCGCGAAAAATGTCACGCGGGACATCAAACCAGAATACTGGGAAACCTTGGTTAAGCTGGTTATTCACCTGATGAATACGCAATACGAACTGGAATCTTCGCGATCAATTCATTGAAGAGCACGACACCGGCCCTCGGTTATGGCGACGGCTTGCTTGGGCAGATCATCCCATTCGACGAAATAGCCGTAGCCCAAATCGGGATCATGGATTGAACCAAGCACGGTCGCCAACGCGCCATCCCGATGCTTGTCTCCTGGCTCGGAGGCTATCTTGTAGACGCGAGTGCCGTTCCGCATGGCACCTGGTGCCTCATCCCGCGTATGGACCCCGCGATAGCCTGGGAACAGTCGTAGAGTCATCTGAGGGGCAGCTTCGGGCATGTTTCCATGCCCGATAGCCGATCAGACAATCTTGGTGGCGATGGCGATCAATTCACCCATGTCCCAGATGCCGAGGCAGCCCTTCTGGCCGTCAAGGGTGGCGTTGAGGATTGGATCGAGGTGAAATCTCTCCACATCGAACTTCGCCTCTGGGTGCTGCTCCAGGACACGTAGCGCGAGATCGACCAATTCCCTTGGCGCTGGGTTCGCTACCCGTGCATGGTCATGTCTGCACGAGAAACTGTCGAAGGTTCTCACGATCACGGAGTAGGTGGCGAGAGCATGATCAAGGTTCTCACCCTTGTATTTGGTTATACGCCACCGATCACCGTGGCCGGGTCTGGAGTGCTTCTCGCGAAAGTCCCTTTTGTGCTGTTTGACGAACTCCGGCGAAACCGGAATGAGGCCCAGCCTCGTCCAGGCATCAAAGGGACTGTCAAGCAGCAGTGTCGTCTCAACATCACGCGGCATGTTTGTAACTCCTCACTTTGGCTGCGCAGGCGATCAGTTCGCCGTTGTCCCAGATGCCGAGACAGCCCTTCTGTCCATCGAGCGTGGCATACAGGACCGGATCGTGTTGATAACAATGGGTCTCGAATTTCGCATCGGGGAAGTGCTCTTGAACGTGCAACGCCAAGGCGACCAATTTCTTGGGCGCGGCGGTTTTGTCGGTGACGAACGCGCCGACGTAATGGGTATTATCCCCACGATTGCGGAGACCATCGCGCAGGAACGTCTTGAGGTCCCAGGTCTTGGGATTGAAACGTACCGTCAGCCAGCGACTGCCCACGCTGTAGCCGCGCTCGGCGCGATAGTCCTTCTTGTATTGCTTGACGAAATCTTCGGGAACCGGAATGATCCCCAGTCTGTCCCACGCAGTGAACGGACTTTTCAACAGGAGTGTCGTGTTACCAACGTCGCGTGGCATTGTGGATAACTCCCTATGATGATCGAGTGATATGACCATGACATGACCCGTTTGTCCGGTCAAGGATGACAAAAATCCCGTTGAACATGCTTTGGTTCCCGCGTACAATCGGGGTCATGGATAAGCCGCAGATGTATTCCGCCGAGGATTTCGCCATATTGCGCGCCTCCATGCGCGATCTCCCAAGGGGGGAATTGTTGTTCATCGTGAATCGGCATCTCGAACCAGAACAGATGAAAATCCTTGGCGAAGGCAAAGGGTTTCTCATAATCGCTGGACAACCGAATGGGGGCGGCGAAAATTTCTATTGCATCGCGCGCAAGAGGGACAAAAAGCTGGCATTCAAGACGGTCGAGGACCTGGTGAAAATCATGGGTGTCACGAACATCTCGCCGATTTCGAGGATCAGCTAATAATCGGGGCGACCAAAAGCCTCGGCCAAAGCCGCCAGTATGAAAATCTCCCCCACGATCAGCAACCACTTCATATCACTTACGTGAGGGCACGATGAACTGGTGGAATGATAAAACGACCCACTACTGGCCGTGGGGTACATCGAGACAAACCTTCCTCTGGTGGAGCGCGATATTCATGTCGTGTATCCTCGTCACCGGCATT